ACTGCTGGGTCACATCTGTTTACCTCATCAATGAATAAGATTGCCAGTGCATTGTCATCCATGCAGAATACTGATAAGTCCAGTAACTTCTTGTAAATTGTGTAAGTGTTCTGATTGACAATAGATGCCTTGAACTCTCTCCTGAATCTCTTGTTAAGCTTAACTAATTCAGGTTCGAACTCTTCTTCTGTCTCTGCGTTCTTCTTTGCTAATGGTCGAAGCAGTCTCTCAGCTTTAACTTTCTGAGGGATAGGAATACCACCAAGCTCGCCTTCCTTAAGAAGTGAACCGAATATTGTGAAAGTTTTGATGGTCGGTTTGATACCCTTTTTCTTCTCATAGAATTTCTGGACGAGTTCTGCCCCCTCACCCATCTGTTTACCATTCAATCCATCATTCCACATTGTTGATTTTCCTGTTCCTGCGTGTCCCTCGATGTAAGGTACAATTCCTGATACCATTGCGATTGCTGCACTTGTGCATACGTTGTCATAATTCATGTTATTTTCCTCCTAAATTTGATTTAATCTATACAACATAGACACTATTATAATATATGTCTAAATCCGAATTTAATTTTTCATGTTTATACGTAACACTTCTAATCCTGACCAGCTTGTATCTGGATTATTTACGTAATAGTAACCAATATGTTCTTCAGGTACATTCATCAAGAAGATGATATCACCAGTAGTTAAAGGCTTAATTATAGCTTCTTTATAAGGTTCAGCTATACGATAATCAAAGCAACCTTTTGATAATGCTCTTCTGATAACTTCTTCACCTGATAAACCATCTGGAATATTTGGTTGAACATTTAGTAATGTACTAAGTGTAGTTATTGCATAGAAAATCTGTAACTCTCTTTTTGTCATCTCAATAGTCTCATGAGAGGGCATTTCTCTTGCTGTAAAATCATCTCTGTTGTACTGATAAAGCATAACTGTAGGTATCATAATCAATCCATCCTTTCATATAAAATGGTGGTAGGAACATACAAAATTCCTACCACCAATATAGTTACTGTACTATAACTTTCTTTACAGAAGCACCATCTACTAATTTAACGAGTTTCTTACCGAATGTATCTCTCTTGATAGGAGTTCTGAATTCTCCACTTGGCACTACCACTAATTTATTCTCTGTGGATACCATAAGATTCTGGTTCTCATTATCTATTGTAGCTAATGATACCAACTCATCACCCTCATTCAATCTGATTCCCATTCTTCCTTTGATTGTAGAACTTCTCTTAAGCCGAGGGAATCCATCATTGATTTGTACCATCTTCTTAGTGTTCGGGTCTTTCTTCTCTACCATATCAGTTACTCTGACAACCTTACCTAAACCTTGTTTAGTTGCAAAGAAGATTAACTGTTCATCACTACTAACGATACAACAATCAGTAATCTCATCATCTTTTTTCAGACAGATTCCAATTACCCCCATAGAATCTCTCCTAGTGTCTGCTACCTCTGTGTACTCATATCTCACTGTCAATCCATTCTTAGTACTCAGAATAATATCTTGCATACTCTCTGAGCTGTCAATGTATTTAACAGCAATCAACTCATCATCTTTCTTAAGCATAGTTGCAATAATACCACAACTCATAATATGTGAGAAATGTTCAAGCTTCGTCCTCTTAATCATACCATTCTTTGTTACAAACAATAATGAAGATTCTGAATCATTCATTTGTGTATTACTTACACATAGAATACTTGTTGCATACTCACCATCCTTAAGTTTCAGATAACTCTCAACTTTCTTGCCTTTGGATTTGATATTTCCTTCAGCAATATTATATGCCTTGATATCGAACACTCTACCTAAATTGGTGAATGTTAAGATATGGTCTTTGTTACTTGCTGAGAACATGTCGATTATGTCATTGTCACCAATAGAAATTCCACTAGTATTACGTTTCTGTGTCTTGAATGAGTTAGGAACTCTCTTGATATAGTTTCCATTACCCACTACAATCAACACATCTTCTTCTGCAATTACATCTTCCAATTTAATATTAGGGTCAATCTCAATAATCTCAGTCTTTCTAGGAGTTCCCCATTTAGAGATAATCTCCTTTTGTTCTTTGATAATTTGCTTCTTTACATTGTTTTCTGACAGAGATTCTTCAAGCTTCTGAATTTCTTCATCGAGTTCTTTTCTTTCTTCTTTAAGCTTATTAATCTCTAAACTGGTTAACTGATGCAATCTCATATCCACAATAGCTTCAGCTTGTAAGTATGTCAGCTCATAATTACTGTGTAATTTTTGTTTAGCATCATCCTTACTCTTGCTTTTCTTGATGATTGCTACTACATTGTCAATGTCATTCAATGCAATAACTAAACCATCTATAATATGCTGACGTTTCTTACGAGTATTAATCGTAAAGATGATTGAACGTCTGATTGTTGACATTCTAAATTCAATAAACTCAGTGAAAAATCGTTTGATTGAATAGAAGTCAAAGTGATTTCCATTCTTAGCAACATGGCTGATTGCTAATGTTGTTTGCATTTTAGTTTCTTTCCAACATTGATTGAGTACAGTGTTAGCGTCAACACCTTTCTTTACTCTAAGTCGGATATCAATCTTCCCACCAGATGAACAATCACTGATGTCTGTGATATTGCTTATTGCATCCTCTGGGGAAGCTGAAGTAACTGCTGTTGCAATACTCTTTAATAAACCTGAATCTGGCTTACCATCTTTAGGACCAGTAGTCTGCATATAAGGAATCTCAGTGATAATGATATCTGATGTACCATTCTTATTCTCATGGATTTCTGTTTTACATCTTACTGTGATAGTACCTGTGTTCTCCTTGTAAGCTTTAATTGTACTATTCTTACTACAGATGATACCACCAGTAGGAAAGTCTGGTTGTAGTTTGTTACAGAGTTCATCATTAGAAATCTCAGGATTCTTAACCACATCAATAACTAGATTACAGACTTCAGTGAGATTATGTGGCATAATCATCTGTGTAAAGCCACCTGCAATACCCCATGAACCATTAACTAAAAGCATTAAGGTTTTAAAAGGTAAAACTTCTGGCTCTAACTCTGTTTCATCATAGTTACGTTCAAAGTCTACTGGTTTTGTCTTGAGAGCTTCTAAATTATACTCTGTAAATTTATCAAATCTAACTTCTGTGTATCTCATCGCGGCACTGGATGAACCATCTACAGAACCAAAGTTACCATGACCATCAACTAATGGAATATTAAGAGAAAAGGGTTGAGCCATTCTTACTAATGCACCATATGCACTGGCATCACCGTGTGGACTGTAGCGTCCGATGACATCCCCTACAACTCTAGCTGATTTCTTATGGGGTGAACTACTTGACAGTTTTAAATCATACATATCCCATAACACATGCCTATGGATTGGTTTACATCCATCCCTAACATCTGCAATGGCTCTGTCATACATAATACTCATAAAGTATTCAAGCATATTCTCTTTGAGAATCTTATCAACACTTTTTGGTATAATATTTCCCATTTTATGTTATTCCTCCTTGTAATTTAATATAATTACTTGTTTTTCCTTATATTTGACAAGAAAAAACGAGGAGTAAGAACTGTTGTCCCTTACCCCTCTGGTGTTGTTACTCTTTGAAAATGTCCTCTTTATTGGACACAGGAATGAAATATGCAATATTATTCTTCGTATCCATCAAACCAATAGCTAGTAGCCTATTGATGTCATTACCACTGAACATTGCACATTTGCACAAATCTGATGATATATCAAAGCTTCCTAATGCACACTGAACTGTGTCATCATTATCTTTAATCTCCTGAACGTAATCTCTGAATCTATTTGCAAAGATATCATCTAGCTCAACATCATCACCGATACCCAGTGCATAAGCTTCCTTAGAAGCAAAGAAGTTCTCAGACCTAATTATAGAAGCTAAATATTCAAAGTTGATACGACTTGTCTTTGCAAACCTCTTGATGAAGAAATCAAACTGCCCATTGTTTGCATACAGTTTGAAATAGGTCATTACAGTACTATCAACACTGTCATTGTCTGTTATTACACCTACATGATTATACATATTTTACTCCTCTTCTTTCACTTTGTTATTTCCTACATCTATTCCATAAACATTCTCAACCTCATCCCAGAAGTTATACTTGCATAATGGTGAAGCTTTCTTATACAAGTAATAGTTAGGAAATCCTTTAGGTTTAAATAAACCAAAGTATTCCATGTTCTTGCTTACCAAGTACTCAACAACTGCTGCTGAACTGTCTGGTCCTTCATAACCTTTAATAGCTGAATCTGATTCACATAACAGTTCACCAACCTTTGTAACAAATGGCTGAGAATAGTTAATGTAACAGTATTCACAGAAATCGTCAAGACCTGCAAACTCCTTAACATAATTTCCGATGTACTTCTCATATTTCTCTTGTGTCATAATTGTTTCGTCATAATTACTAAACAAACAACGTAACATTAACTTAGCGTTAGTAGACAAATCAGTTATAAATCCTGCATACCCCTCAAAATCACTTGCTAAGAACTGGTTCAAATCACTGTGCTGTTCTTCTTTCTTATGTGAGATTATGAATGTCTTACCATTCAGTTCATCATCAGTGACAAACTTACATAATGGATAGATGTGAGTATTTCCAGTTCCACCACATATTCTGTCACTTATAACACCCTCAACATAAACCATCTGGATAAACTCAAATGGTTTATTTTTGTCAATCCACACAATACCTTGTATATGTTTGTCATCTTCTAATTTAACAAAGTGTTCTGATGATACCTGTGGATTAACCATCAAGCAGTAAAATGTTGATGAGTTCTTAACTACATACTGACAATGTGGTCTGAACTCCATGAATCTTTCATCACCTCTAAAAATCATCTTTTAATCCTCCTTTTGATTGTGTAATTTGTTTAAGAACTCATTTGTTTTAGTTCCATTGTAAAAAGTAGCAGTTGTATCTACTATCCAATTCTTATTATCTGCATCAAAGTACAACCCAAACAAGTCTCTGTATTTAAAGACAAGAACCTCTATTAGTCCAGTAGCACACTCATCTTGATAACAAGTGTATGATGGATTGTGGCACTCTTTAACAGCATCATCAAGACCATGATAAGCAGAGAATAAGTTATCCATAAATGTATGACTGACTAATTCTGCAATAATCAAATTGATGTTGTTAGGAACAGTCTTCATAATGTAATTGAAAGCCACATTGAATGTTGGGAAGAATTTAAGTCTACATACGATTTGATTAAAGAAACTGAAATTGGTATATTCCTCTGATTCTTTAATAAGCTGACTTCTAGTCTTAATATCATTCCCAAGTATAAAGTCAATGTGATTGTACTTAGGACAAAGGCAACCTGCTTTTTCTTTCATCAGATATGGATGAAGAAGTCTTCCAGAGAAAGCTTCAACACCTGAACCAGTTAACATACCTTCTTCTCCTTGATAGATTACAATATTACACTGGTCGTAAGTACAAATTCCTCTGTAGTTCTTTCCATCAAAAATGACTGTGTCAATGACAACTGTGTCTCCTTCCCTTAAATTAATCCTTTTTTCCTTGTTGCTAAATGGAATGAAAGTGAACATACCATCTTCTGTAACACAATAGTCATTTCCTTCCTGTTCTTTTGCATTGATTGTTGTAAGTGTCTCGTGATTCTTGAAACCTGTAGAGATTTCACTGCTTGTTAATACACCCATAATAATGTCCTCCTTAGTTCATTTCTTTTCTAACTTGCCATGTTTCTCTAAATCTCTTATTGAGTTTTCAATAACAGCCCAACCCATATCAATACTCCTATCCTGCAAAGGCTTTCTACTGTCTCTTGCAATTTGGTATACTGCATCATCAGTATCTTTATAACCTTCATCATAAAGCTTATTTATGATGTCCTCTTCAAGCCAGAGAACACTGCCAAAGAAATGATTCCTGTCAATCAAGTCTGCATCATTATCCATTCTAGCAACATCTTTTTCAATGTCATCCAAAATTTCTTGAAGAGCTTTGCCTACCTTTTTACATCCTTCAAAGTTACTATTATTCAATAGTACCATGACTGCTTCTCTTAATTCACTTTGTTTAATGTCCATAATAATTCCTCCTTTTAAGAAATGTATTTTTGTTACACCTTAATAATATATACTTAAAATGAATTTGAGAGATTAGACATAAATCTAATCTCTCAAAATAAAAAATCGTAAAATGTTAAAGTATAAATAGATATTATCGCTATAAAAACAAGTAAAATTACAAAGACGAAAGTCGGAAAGGACCACCATATGTCCAATGGTGGTAACAGGTGTAGTTATGGTGGATAAATTTAATTTTTATGTAAATCTCGCAAACGAGATTTACGAGGTAACTGGTAGTATGGGTTCTGGTCAGTTAAGTGATTGGCTGAAAGACCAGAATCCAAGAGCGATTGATATCGCTCTTTCTATCATGGAGGTAATCAGAGATAAGGGCAGTTACACTGATTTAGCTCCACGAATCAGTTCCGTAAGGCAACTGATGCATGAGTTATACCAGTAGTAGCATAAGCTACACAAACAGAATAAACATTAGTTTTTCTGTAACTAATAACAAGGTTTCTTTTTTTTTCTATGTTCCGAAAAATAATTACTTCTTCATTTGCTTATTGAAGTTAATCACCTTATATGTATCATTCACATAGTTATCTATACGAATGATACAGCATAACAATTCTTTCTCTCGTTCATCTGTAACGATAATTACTTGATATTCATCGTTAATATCTTCTTTTTGTTTAGGTTCGAAAAATGCCCTAAAAACGTGGTATTTGGTAAGTTCTTCAATATGTATAAAGTAACCAAATACCAAGTTCTTAATAGATAATCCATACTCATGCCCCTCAGATATTCTAATCCACGGATTAGATTTATCTTTAAACTCAAATTTAGAGTTGACCATTCGTTCAGCTATCTTGTTCGGATTCATCCTTCTTATCCACCTTTTTATTCTTCTTACTAGTACTCTTACGAAAGGAATTTTCCTTCTCCTCTAAAAGCTTTTTGTTTTCTTCTGTAAGCTTAGTGATAATTACATTATCTCTACAAGCTTGTTTATATTTACCTAATTCATACAATGTATACATCAAATGTGACAATGGTGTATCAAAGTCTTCTTTGTTAGGTTTAAACTTAGGAAACATCAAATCTTCTGGTAAGTCAGGAATAGATGGTTTGTCTTGATAACTGTTGTAATATACAATATTTCTATTGAAATAGAATGTAGTCTTAGTCCACTCTTTAAGCTTTGTGATAAGGTTGTTATGTTCCGTATCTACATTTTTAATTCCATACGTTTGCATATTATTTTTCCTCCTAATTATAAATTTTATAATAATGTTTAGAGGAATAATTGTGCAAAAAAAAAAAACAGAATGGTATCTCTCAACCATTCTGTTTTTAGTTCCTATCCAAATGGAATGACCGTCTCAATTCCACATAAGTTATCATCTATATAAATAAACTCCTGTTCCCCTCTCGTTTATCCTTTTCTTACTTAATCTTCTTATCGAAATCAGCCATAATGTTTGCACACTGTGATGACCAATTCTTAGAACTGGAGTAATTCTTGTTCATCCCTACTAACGTTGCTCCGTTATAATATTTACCATTAGTTGATAGATAGTTTTTCGCTATCGTTGGTGTACATTTAACTAAGCAATCGCTCATCGAACTAAATGAGCTTGCAGACGAGTAAGCACTGCCATCATAGGCACACCATGAAAGTATGTTATTCTTATTCACAGCGAGGTTGGACTTACCCCATCCACTTTCTACTGCAGTTATTGACATTAAAGCCACTGCATTAATTCCGTCTACAGCTTCACAATACTTAAAATAGTATCCTAAACCTGCCAAACCAGTTCCCTTTAAATACTGGTTTAATTCATCAGCAGTTGCAAGTGATTCTCTCTTTAAATTAAAGTTCTTCAAAGAGCTTGCTGTTGGAGTTGCTTTAAATCCACTTGCTATCAATGAAATCTTACGCTTAGATTCATAAGTCTTATACTTCTTAAGTTTCTTAGAGTAAGTATCTTCCATTTTCTTAATGTTCTTAGTGAGCTTCTTAAACTTCTCACTATACTCATCATTGGATTTCTTTAGCTTCTCGTTACTTTCTGTTAATGACAAAATATCAGAATCTTGTTCCACAATTCTGTCATTCATTGTTTCAACCTTCTCTTGCAACTCGTTAATTGTAGTCTGTTGCTCATCTACAGTCTTCTGGCAAGACACATAACGTGTTCCATATAGTCGTAGAGTTACAATATTGACAGCAATAATACATACTACCAATATAATTAAGAAACCTTTTAACAGGTTCTTGATTCCAGACTGATTGTTTTTCTTCATAAAGTTTACCTCCTATAATCAGCAACATATTTTCTTCTTTCTTTTATGTCACCATAATTGATTGATTATCGTTTGTTGACGGTCTGATTATTTTTGGATTATATCTATGTTAACTCACTTAAAGGGAAGTGAGATTATTTTCAAAATTATATTTTTGTTACATTGTCAAAAAAAAGAATTAAAAGGAATTGGAGAAAGACCATAAATTAAGCCTTTCTCCAAAATACGAAAAAATAATTTCATTACTCCCTAATAAAGGAGAGCTTATATAAAAAGACATTGGACCTATCATGCAAAAATCCTTTATTTGTCTTTTTACCAAATTTAATTGCTGGCATAGAATTAGATAGTCGGAAGTAGATATCAGTATTACATATGAAACTCTATCAAGTCCTATACCAGCATGAAAGTGTTGTTATTTTGTTTGCTAAAAGCTTAGAAAGTTAAATAGAAGGTGTTATGGGCATAATATAATTATGAAAAGAACCCATTGCTATTAGACCTTCTAAACTTTTTATACGCAAACTTTAAAAAAGCATCCTGTTTTTACAAGCAGAAACAGTTATACACATAGTATTAAAGAACAGGAAAACTTTTATACCAACTGTTTCTGCTTCGTGTGGATTTGGAGGAACAAAAACCGCATCCACACACAAATATAATTCAGAGATGAGATATAGAGAAAGCGTACTAGCCGACACACACAATGCTAATACATTCCCTCTAATCTCACTATAATAATATATAGATAAAAATAGCTTTAAAACACATTACTTACCTATCATATATTTAGGTGTTTAGCTTTCTCTTGATTCTTAAAGAGAAAGGCTTTCCTCTTATCTGTAGCATTGGAATTTAACATATCTTCCATTGTGCTGTTAACAGTGTCATTATCATCGACTTGAGCTATCATAATATTTCTTTTTTCTGGGTTCATAGTAGTTTCCCAAAGCTCATCAGCGTCCATTTCACCCAAGCCTTTTAACCTAACTCTGGACTTAGGTATAGCTATTTCATAGATTCCTGAATAAGCTTCACACAAACTTCCCATGCTGTCACCATTGTCAGTCTTCGTAATCACAGTATCAAATGTTACATACTTTAATGTACTTACATAATCAACGAAGTCTTTTGCATACTTTTTAAGTTGCTTTATATCAACTGTAATAAACGAATCCTTATACAACCCAGATATCTCTGATTTGTCTTTGACTATGAAATCACCTAACTTCTTAACGAAGCTACCGATTTTCTTTGTTGTATCATCTTGAATGTAGATTGCTACTTCCTCAATCAGATACCTATTGATACCAAAGTGTTCCTCATAGTATCTTAACCTTTCTGCATACTTACCTAAATCTTTCATAAGTGCAGTTACATTTTTAACATTCTTCTTGTTTACTTTGAAAGTAAACTTCTTCTCGATTACATTATTGATGTAAGAATTGTATTCCTCATCATCCAAGAAGTAATGTCTTTTCTTGTTAACCAGTATACTGTATAAAGGTGGCATAGCCACTTTAACATGTCCTGCTTCAATGAGACCAGGCATATGATGATAGAAGAATGACAATAACAAGCAAACAATATGTTTACCATCTGAATCAGCATCAGCCATTATTATAATGGTATGATACTTCAGTTTGCTAATATCAAACTTCTCATCTAAGCAGTCTCTCTCACCAGTAAGTATGAATGTTAAATCAGCAAATTCCTTGTTAGTGAATATTTTGACAACATCCATATTGTTAGTATTGAGGGGTTTACCCCTTAAGGCATATATAGCCTGAAACATCTTATCTCTACAGTCTTTTGCTGTGCCACCCGCTGAGTTTCCCTCGACAATGAATAATTCACGCTCTTCGGGATTTTTACTGTTACAACCTGCTAACTTAGACAAATCAGAAATGATACCAAGACTACCACTTCCTTTCTTAGTAGTCATTTCCTTTGCTTTCCTAGCAGCTTCAGAAGCTTTGGCTGAGAGAATAATCTTATTGCAAATCTGTCTAGCTAACTTAGGATTATCTCTAAGCCAATCAGACATTTGTGCATTGACAACTTTCTGCACTGCTCCTTGCAACTCTGAGTTAGTTACCTTTGCCTTGGTTTGGGAGTCATACAAAGGCTCAGGATGTCTTACAGAAATAGCAGCAATCAATCCATTTCTTACATCATCACCAGAAATATCAAGATTCTGGTCTTTCTTAGTAAGAATATTTTCATCAGCAATGTATTTTTTCATAATATTTACGATTGCCAATTTGAAACCAGTTACATGAGTACCATCTTCCGATGTGTATAACGAGTTACAGAAAGATTTTGTGATTTCATTACCCTCTTTCTGCCATGCTAAAGCTATGGTAACTTCAATCTTAATTTTCTTCTTTCTCTTAGTAACTTCTATAGAATCAGAAAAAATAACAGGAGTATGAATCAAATTCTTACCTAATGTCGGAACATAGTCTTTTAAGCCATTTTTATGGAAATACTCAATAGACTTCTTAGTGTCCAGATTCTTAATGATGTATTTAATTCCACCATTAACATAGGCTTTCATATCCAACTCATTGCCAAGATAATTGAAATCAAACTCATGACTTTCCATAATATCTTCATCAGGATAAAACTCAACAGTAGTTCCTTTCAACTTACTTGGTTTACCTTTAGAAAGTTCAGTAGTCTTAATTCCTTTCTCGAATGTCTGAGTATACTCCTTACCATCTCTGTGTGTGGTTACATTGAAATGGGTACTTAAGCCATTTACAGCTGTAGTACCCACACCATTTAGACCACCAGCAACAGAATACTCGTTGTTATTAAACTTACCAGATGAGTGTAATTTAGTAAAAGCCTTTTCAATGGCTTTTGGTGGAATACCACGTCCTTCATCTTTCACTCGGCACATGCCTTTCTTGTTACTCAATTCAACGATAATGGTATCACCAAAGCCATTCATAGCTTCGTCAGTAGAATTATCAACAACTTCTTTAACAAGGTGATTATTACCTGCAATGCCTATCTGTCCGATATACATTGTAGGTCTTGTTCTCACATTGTCAGGAAATTCCTTTACTTCAATACTGTCCTCATTATAATCAGACTTTTTCCTATTCTTTGTTGCCATAAATCTAATCCTCCTTAACTTTTATATAGGAATGTTCTGAAAAACTTTAGTTTCCAAATATTTCGTGTTATCCAAGAGAATTTTGTTTCCCAAGGGATAACTCCTTCGCAATCACTTTATTAAAGTAATTTTGAATTTTACTCTCATTAGTGTTGTGGACTGGAAAAATGATTGTCTTCTTTGATGTTGGATTATAGAATTTGTAATGACTGCCATTCTGTCTTACTAACTTATATCCACTGTCCGTTATTAATTTAATCATTTCTTTCCTCTTGTAACTTTTCTTAATTTGTCCCATATTAACCTCTTTTCTCCCTCATCTGAAATTCAGTTAGTTTTGTGGACCTCATTCGTTTTTAGACAAAATGAGAGGTAATGTATTTCTACATTACCTCTCTATATTATCGTTCTTCCAGTTCATATTCAAGTGTATCTGGCACTGTCTCTATTTCTTCATTAATACTGCGATATTCAAATGCTGGATAAAGTTTCTTACTCCAACACTTATAATCACAAGTAATATCAGAACAAGCCAATGCAAATCTACCAGTTTTAGATTCTGCACCAACGTTGTCATCGCTGACCAGCAATCCTCTTCCACACTTAGGGCAAGTACGTTCAATCTTGAACTCTTGCATTGTACTACGGATTAAAGACATATTTAACCCTCCTTTGAGTAATAATTATTTGTTGTCTGTTACAACTCCCAAGTGCAAATGGTCATCATAAGTCATTTTGGTGTCTTCTTCAGGTTCTTTAATAACTTCAGCTACAATCTTAAGGTCAACATCTTCATCACACACTGATGTAACGAAAATTAATTCCATGTTGTCAAGACCAAAAGCTTTTACAGTTTCATCATCAAAATCTTCTGGAACTGTAAATTTGATTTCAGTTAAGAAAGAACCGTCTTTATGTCGTACTTCGATGTCTAATTTCAAGTCATTCTGCGTTGTCTTAATATAATTTGACAGTAACATTCTTAGTTCACTCCTTTTTGTTTTGTTAGTGTTCAATAGTTATTGGCAAATAGAACCATACGATTCTGTCGTAATGATTCTTGACAGTCAATAGCTAATTGGTTTGCAGATTGCCTGTACTTAAATTCTGATGTCATCATCCCCTTATCAAACTTCCCAGAAATTAGAACATCAATGCAACTTAAATACTCATGATGTTTACATACCTTCCACTTCTCCTTAGTGAAGAGCCAAAATGTTTTATACGGAAACCTAGCTCTCAATAAGGTAAGCCAAATTGTCAATTCTTCAACTTCATCCGAAGTTAATTCCCAGTTATCATTGATTACTGTAATTCCAGATGAATGTTCGGCTAACCGTACTAGCTTTGAATAAATGTCTCCGTTCATTTCATACTCATCATTCTGGTTAAGATTCAAACAAACTCTCTCTCCCAGACCATAAGCATCCTTACATAAAAAAGTTTTGCAATGCATGTCGAAGGTCTCCCTTTCTTTTTATTAGTTTGTTTTTATCTTAGAACGATTATAACTCTTCTTTAATCCTAGCTAATTCTTCTTCAACACTGGAATTAATATCATCCAGATATTTCTTAGCTAAATCTTCATCAGCATTGCTTTCCTTAATCATCTCAGCTTCAGCTTTTGCTGATTCTGCCATCTTTGTTGCCTTTTCTTCCATTTCATCAAATGAAGCAATACTTGATTGGTCATTACCATTTGCAGTAATGTTGTTAATGTGTTCTTGTGTCTTAGCAATGCTTACCTGTGCATTGATAATACCTTGACGATTCTCTAAATCCTGAATCTTAAGAAGCAAGTTATCATGCTTGTCCTTCATTTCTCTAGCTGCTTTACTTAAAGATTCAGCTTGTTCCTCAAATGTCTCCAACATCTTCTCATAAGACTGCTTCTTAGCAATAAGCTTCTTAGCGTCTTCATCCTCTTTTGCCTTAACTGCTCTCTTGATTGCCTTATTATATAACCTAATAGTTTTCTTGCAATCATCACGTTTTCTGTCAGCAGCTTGGCTGTCAGCTAGTAGATTGGCTGTATCCCTTCTAATAACAACCAAATCTGTTTTCAAGTCACGAATGATTTGGTCTACCATCTTAGCAGGGTCTTCTGCTTTCTTAAGAAATGAGTTAATGTTTGCCTTTACAACGTTCTTTGTTCTTTTTAAAATTCCCATGGTTTTATTCTCCTTTTTTTACTTTTTAAGATATTTGTTTAATAAGTCATCGTCTACCAAAATTGTATTATGATTAGCACTATAATGGTTATAATCATATTTCTTCTTAAATGCGTCTTTGGTAGCACATTTAAGTTTAACTGATGCATCTTTAATAGCATTATCTACTTCATATGAAGTAACCTTAACTTTATATTTCTTTCTCTTACCAAATGAATCTTTGAGTTCTTGGAATATTACTTTCAATAATATATCACTTTTTCCAGTTGTTAAGGTATAAATTATTTCAGCTATTGCCCATATAACTGAAATTATTGCAACTCCTATACATACACCTACAACTATACTTTCAGCAAAGTTCACATTATCACACCCCCTTTTCATCATCAATATACTTTAGTAATAAATTATCTCTTACCAAAACACTATTCTCTTTATAAGAAATATAATCATACTTCTGTTCAAAGATACTTTGAGCTTTGGCAGTGACATTTCCTCTCATGGCTAATTCTCTATCAAATTCGGTAATATAAAAATCATATCCTTTTTTCTTATTTTTAAACATACGAAAAAGTACTACAAATATACTGACGTTATTATCAGTCATAATTAAATTAGCGAATTCGATAAGTAAATAAGCCAAAAATACAAGAAGACCAACTTTAAGTATTATAGTTGCCAATATCCATCTAATCCTCCTTTCTCATTAATTTCTTAATAATCTCTACTATCAAGAAATCTTCAATGGGTTTTCCACCATTAATGAAATTTATGGCAATATGAAATATTTCAATTATTATAATAAAATCCATAATGCCAATAATAGCAAACACTAATTTACCAACTTCTTACTACTTTCCTTAAATTATTAACAGGTTTACAGACTTCCGTTTTTAATATCTTCAAATATCATAGCAAAAAGTCTAATAATAAGCATACTTAGAATACCTATAGCTAATATTCCAATTCCTATTGCTAAAGCTCCTAAAAAGTATAAACCAATATTCAATATTATCATATGCTAATTCCTCCTTTCTGTTATATTTTTAGTACTATTTAATAATATATAGATAAAAGAAAGGATAATACCATTTTTAGCATTATCCTTTCCATTCTATTATAAGTGAGTTACACGTTGATTAATTTCCTTCGTCTTACCAAAGTTCCAGAAATTCTCACCTAAATAACCACAAGTTCTACGTACAACTGTTAATTTATCCTTATCTGTGCAACCACATTGAGGACAAACCCATGTTATACCATCTTCTTTAGTTCCTATCTCTCCTTCATACCCACAATTACCACAACTATCTGATTTAGTATTGAACTCAAAGTACTGAATATTTTCATACCCATACTTGATTAATTCCTCAATAGCTGATATATTTTTAGTAAGTGAAGGAAGCTCAATATAAGAAATGCAACCACCAGTAGAAAGTGACTGAAATTGAGATTCAAACTTAAGCTTATCAAAAGCGTTAATCTCTTCTCTGACGTCAATATGATACGAATTCGTATACCAATCTTTATCAGTTACATTCTCAATGATACCGAATTTCTCTCTATCAATCTTGTTAAAACGATAGCATAAAGATTCAGCAGGTGTACCATATAAGGAGAATCCTAAGTCAGCACCACCCTCTTTTGTTTCTCTCCAAGTTTGACATTTGTCTTTCATATATTTCATAACTTTCAATGCAAACTCAGTTCCTTCAGGTTTTGTGTGTGAACAACCTTTCATAAGGTAAGTCATTTCATAAATACCAATGTAACCCAATGAAAGTGTTGAATAACCACCAGTAAGATAATCATCAATAGTTTCACCAGCTTTTAATCTAGCAATAGCACCATGTTGCCAATGAATAGGTGAAACATCTGATAGTGTACCCTTTAGTTGTTCATATCTACAAATTAATGCTTCCTTACAAAGCTCTAATCGCTCATCAAGAAGCTTCCAAAATTTTTCTTCATCACCATTAGCTATGATAGCAATCTGAGGTAGATTGATTGAGACAACCATAAATACCCTGTCTTTCGACATATTTATCTACCTCAGTAAAGGGATTAGAGTACACCATAAACATGTAGTACTACTTCTTTTTACGAATTGGAAAAGTATAACCCTTCTCAAGTAATATATCTTGATGGTATTTTCCTACATTAATATTTACTATTGTCTTTCTTGGTATACCAAGCCTATCAGCAATTTCTCTATGTAATAACGATGTTGTCTTTAATAATTCTGCTGTTTTTAAAACTTGGTCTTCTGTAAGATGACTAAAACATTTCTTTCTAATTGGATAATCAATACCATCTAAATGGTATGTATCACCTTCAGAAATTTTCTTAATTGTATTAGGATGACAATTAAATTTATTTGAAATAGCCTTATAACCCAAATCTGAATTCTGAAGTAAATCTATAATTTCAAATATTTGGTCTTCGCTAAAATTAATTTGCTTATTAAAGCCTTGTTCTCTAATTGGATAATCAATATCACTATAAAACCAAGTTTCACCGCAATTAATATCACTAATCATTTCTCTAGTACAATTAGGGAATTTCTTAGCAATATCAACCATAGATAAATCAGTCTCTTTTAGATATTTTCTAATTTTAGCAACTTGCGTCTTTGTTAATTTAACTGTATGAGTAGTTTTACCTCCCATATTGGAGTTATACCCATCTTCATATGAGTTATATTTTCTAATATAATATACCTCTTTCTTATTTAATTCTTTTTCAGGTATATCATCTTCCAATACTTCCCATTTAAAGTTTTCAGCTCCTAATTTTCTAATCATCTTATAGAACATAGAAAAATACGTATGGTCATTTTTGTTTAAAGCAGATTTTAAATGTTGAGTTTTCCTAGCTTCTAAATTATTTAGGGTTTGCCCAATATAAACACCATGAATAATAGTGTCTTCTGCTTTGTAAATTAATCCTTTTCTTATTCTTTCCATAGTTAAATCTACCTCCAATCAAATTTATTATAATTCTTTGTTAGGTAGTTTCAACCGAAGTACTATTTAGTTTGTTCCATTATACTCGTTGAACCTTTTTTGCATTTAAAAATGCAAAGCTTTGGCTGCTGATTATCCATTGTTACAGTACTTAGGACACCATATTTCTACGATGCTTTTATTTCACCTTATACCATCTTAACTTCTTGTTTCTGCTTTCGCATCCATACTGTTCTTCGCAGTAGGAGAGTTAAGCTTTAGGAACTCCCAGCATTTTTTGAAACTTTACATCACAATATTTCTATTATGAAGGGGCATTAGTCTACCCTTATTAAATCTTCCTTCCCATTTGTACTTTCCAATCTCACTTTCAGGTTCATTATAATATTCTACATACTCTTTTGTCTTCTTCCAAGGACTTAAGAATGAACGACAACCCATACATGAGAATACATTTCCTTCATAAATCTCTTTCATCTTCTTAGAAGAAATGTAATCTGGATAAAGTCTCTTAGCATTACATTCAGCAGCTAAATGAGTAAGGTAATCATATTTCCCATCATTCATCAAGTTGTTAAATGGATATAATACATAGACTAATTTAGGGAAAGCAGGTGTAATATATACTCCATACTCATTTTTGATTCCCTCTATACGCTGTCTTAGAACTTCCTCAATGATATCAGCATTTTCTTGGATATATTCATCATCTTCATCCACAAGATTAAGGAACAACGTTAAAAATGGGGATTGCAGCCCCCTGACATATATTTCTATACATCCCTAGACTATCTCTTTACCCTCGTTCACGTTAGGCATATAGGAGACGAACCCTATACGGAATACTCTAATATTTGTATTCGTAGATGGCACTTCAGCAAAAAGAATTTCACTTTAAGCTTACGAATTTCATAATCTTATTTCTAAGACCGTATATTCTAGTCGTTACACCCACTAAGAATTCACACTCTTAGCTTGGCACGATATTAGGCATGACTTAAGGTAATATACTACTGACATAATATATCATCTCCCTTCATATTTTACAAAGGGAATATTACCTTAAATTTTAGCCATTCGTCGTTAGCTATTGTATAAATATTATACAATAACACCCTATATTTATAGGTTCACCATCTCATACTCTATGATGTTTCCACCATAGACAGCCATTATATTAACCATTTGTCGTCATAAGTGTATTAATCTGATACTGAATAGTCTGAACACCAGCTTTTAACTCAGATTTAGTTCTTTCAGCAACCAAATCTTCAAGCTCTTTTCCTGTATAACCCATTTCTTTATATACTTTAGTATACTTATCTTTAGAAATACGTAAGTACTTACCTAAGTGGCTTAGGTCTACAGACTGCCCACCATACTGATTAGAAGCCACAGCCGCAATTACCTGTGTAGTAACAGTACAAGCTACTTGGAAAGACTTAGGTGTCTCAATCATTTTTCCATTCATACATGTACCATTATCAAGGATATCTCCTATGTTAATAAGACAACAGTTAAACATACCAAACTGTAAGAAGTAATCTTCATCATGGAAATGCAATACACCATCTTCATGTGCCTTAACAATTCTTTCAGGTAACAAAATTCTATTAGTCATATCAATAGATGTAGCACCTGCAATGTAATCACGTTCTGTACTTAACAACATAGGATTCTTATTTGAATTCTCTGTGTTAGTATGGTAATCTTTATGGTTAACTACATCAATCAATTTTTTATCTGTTGTATTCTTAATCAATCTGAGACTTTCATGTCTCTCTCGATATAAGATATATTTTTTAGCAAGCTGAAATTTATCCAATTTCATAAGTTCTACTTCCACTCTATCTTGAATTTCCTCAATACTTACAGTTGTAACTTCATTATCCTCTAAGTATTTTAAAATCCTTCCCTCAATTAAACGAATCTCCTCAATGGATGCTTTGTCAGCAATATCCTCAACATCCTTGTTAGCATTACTGATTGCATGAAAAATCTTTGATGCATCGAATTCTACAATGTCACCATTACGTTTCTTAACGTGCATAATTATTATCTCCTTTCATACATATATTGTGCAGTAATAGTTTGTTGTGACAAATTTCGCACTAAAATCCCCTAGTTTTCCTTGACGGAACATACAAAAAATTAAGATTAAGCAGACATAAAAAAGTGAGAAACTGATAAGTTTCATCAGTTTCTCACCCTAAAGCTACTTTTTCCTTTTCTTTTTCTTAGTAAACTTAGACTTACCAGAACCTCTCCTAGCATTTCTCATTTCTTCTAAGATTAACTTCTTGTTATCTTTGTACTCAGGTTTGTATTCTGGTTCATCAAAGCTTTCTTCGTTCTTGTCACTGATGTTAGCAATCAGATTAGCTAATTGCTCTTTTCGTGTGTTGCCACTACCTACGATTCCAGTATGTTGTAGCTTTATGTTGTCATCAGTCATCATCTTCCTCCTCTGTTACACTGTCAGGAAGACAAAACCTAGTAAGACCTGACAAACCATGCTTATCATAAGCATCCAAAGCCTGTCTTCCTCTTACATAGTCTCCTAACGTTCCATCTGCGGCTTTCTTCTTAATTCGACCTCTTTCAATATTGTGAGAAATCTCATCAATATCGACATTCAAGCCAAACCCAAAAAGTCTGCCCTCAATATAGTTACCTTTGTGATTGTTGTGTTCTGACATAATTAATGTCTCCTTTCTTTATTTATTACAAATCTATAATATATACTTGTCTTAGAATTTAAACATAGAACTTACTCCAAGACTTCCAGAAATCCTCATCCTTAGTAACGTGATTATTAAGGAAATAATTTCGTGGCATGTACATACATAGATTTTTCTCAGCTCTTGTTATTGCTGTGTAAGTTAGTGCTATCTGAGTTTCTGGTTCAAAATTCCAGAAGATACCCTCTCCAATAAACACTACTCTTTTGTACTGATTGCCTTGTGACTTATGTGTGGTAATCGCATAACCGAAATCAAACTTGTTAACTCTATTTCCATCCAATGGAGGAAGGTCTTTTAAAGTTTCAGGCTTTGGATATTTCTTTGGTTGAAAGATTCTTATATCTACAGGAACACCTGAGAATATACAATCCTTATCAAAATCAGGATGTACCTTTAAGTATATAATATCCATGCTAAAGTCTACTCGTTCAATTTCATCAACGTAGTAGATTCCACCATTAACTAGTGATACATAGTCATCCAGTTTAGGCGAATAGGATATTGTCTGCCAGTTGTTCATAGTGCATAGTAACTTATCTCCTTTAGTTGGTAGGTCAGTAGTTATACCTATTAATTCCCTCATCATCTTATTTAACTTCTTACGAGTTTTATTCGTACAACAGATAACTTGTGTTACCAATGGAAGTAGTTCTTTATCTTCTTTAAGCCTTTCATAATTGAAGATTCCTACTTCACTATTGTTACCATAACTACCATAAGGTAAAGCTTCTCTGTTTCTTATCTTAAATGATAAGTCAACTATTGGTGAACTACCATCTTGTCTTACAATCTCATCTAAAAGAGCATCATACTCTTTCATATAAGAATTTACACCTTGTACTGGTGGAAGCTGTCCATCATCACCAAGCATAATTATTGGAACTCCGAATGAAAGTAAATCATTGCTAACTTCATCACTAACCATAGAGAATTCATCTACAACGATTAATTTATACTCTTTCTCTAAAACATTTCTCTTAGTAGTCTTAGTATATTTCTTCCAACCGAGAATCTCCTTTTCGTTTATACTTCCATCTTTGTTTTTGCCATAAATAGGCTTCTCATAAACTTCAGTATGATAAATCAACTTATGAATTGTCTTAGCATCCTTGTTACCTCTTTTCTTAAGGTTAAGAACTGCTGCCCCAGTATAAGCTACAAATACAACATCATCAGGTGACAATTTTAACTCCTTGATAATTTCATTCACCATAAATGTCTTACCAGTTCCAGCATAACCGAAGATACGGAAATACTTCTTGAACTCTTTCTCTACACCCCACCAGAATACAGCTTTTTTCATACATTCTAACTGGCATTTGGTATAATTCTTTGTGTCATTTTTAATAGCTATGTCTTCCATTGTTAATCTCTAAACTCCTTTCTGTTTGTTACTTAAGTGCATAATCCATAGTTTGCTCTAAAATTTCTTGCTGAAGCTCTTTGTCAATCTCATAGAATGACAACCAATCTCTAATGTTTTCAGTTACTAAATTACCATTCCTTTCTAAACTTGCTTTCAAAAATGGTTCAAATAAAATCTTTTCCATACTATTACTTAGACTGTAAGGGAAAGCAGTTGTAATTAATTTATATAATCTAAAGCTCTCACATCCTAATGGAATATCATAAAATGAAATATCGTAATCTACTAAAGTAGATTCATTTATAAAATGATTACATTCTTCTGTATAAAACAAAGCTAGCATAAAGATTCGTCTTAATGAATCTATGGTATGAGCATCAGGTTGACAAGCTGCAACATTATCAGAATACATTTTGAATAATTGGGTTAAATTCCTCTTGTATTGTAAGACACTACATTGCTTAAGTATATACAAATACTTTTTGAATACATATGTCTTACACCCTTTCATTTGATTTTGAACTGTAACTTCAAATAATGAATATACATCGTTAAATACAGATACAATACCATTGTAACCAACATCTGTTGACTTATATAAGTTCTTGATATAGTCATCTATACCTTTAGATTGAATAACATTATAAGCACCAAACATGATTTTGGTCATATCAGACATATACAATGCTCTTTCTATTATGCAATAACCCATTTGAGATTGATTGTCTGGTAGTTTGTGCGTATATAAGCTTGACATTAGATTAGCTTGTTGACTAGCAGTATCAAAATCAAAATACTCCGAATATGTTTCTGTAATAGCATCAACAGCTTTCATTGATGAAGTTTCATATTGAAAACCATCTTCATCATTAGTTTTAAAACTTACACCTTCAAAAGTATTCATGCTATATAATAAATCCATTAAAACTCTTGATATCTGTTCTAAGAAATCCAAGTTTTTACAATTCCAGATTTTATCATGTAACAGTTGACCAGTCAATCTGTTAAAATCATCTATCATGTTATAACCTCCTTTAATAATATAATGCAAATTCTTCTAAAAATCTTCTTTTAACTTCCACCTTAAAATCATGAGGAATCTCATATTCCTCTAAGATATCTATGATGTTTTCTTTAACATAAACTACAAAATCCTCTTGATAATCCCAAAATGGATTTGGACCTTCACCATAGAGAAAACCTAAATCATAGATTAAATCATTATGAAAAGTAGTTCTAAACTTATTCCTACCAAGTCCATCACAAGGTTCTAATTCTCTTATATACATAAATTGAACTTTAGCAATAAGAATTAATATATTCTTGTAAAATAATAGAATTAGAAACATAAAACCAAAATCTTCTATACTCTTATTAGGTATAGAATTGACAAGTGCATTAAATGTGTTATCTATTACATAATCAGAAAAGAACCTATTATTCAATAGAGATGTAATGGATTCTTCTATGTTGGAAGGAACTAGAAAGTAATTAGTTGATAGTGTAATAACTATATTTTTTCCTTTCATTTCATCTGAAATGTCTAAAAATTTCATAAGCTCAATTAGTAAGTTGTAATCGATTTTACCATCTTTAAAGAACTTGTAAATCTCGTTTACATACTCATGAGCTATATCCTTCTCCTTAAGCATTTTGAAAGTGTTAAAAAACATTTCTTGTGTTAGTTGAACTGTGTCATAAGGTTTGATAGTGATAATTAAGTTATCTTTACCTGATTCCACTAATTGTTGTTTGTATAGATTTTGAAGGTCAATTCGTTGTCGAAATTCCTTAAAAAACCCAGTTATGATAGTCCTATAATCTTCCATTAAAAATTCCCCTTTCTAAAAGTTTTTGTTGAAATCTAGTATAATAATATATATATTAACAATAAATAAAAAAATAAAGGAGGAAAAACTATATGGCTACTAATGCAGGTTCAGGACTTGATAACTTAAACTTTGATGGTTTTAAGGTAGCTCAAGTAATGGAAAATTATGATAAAGATGGTGAAGGAAAACTACAAGTTTATATTCCTAGCATCCAATATGAAAATAAATATAATGAAACTGTAAATGATTCTAAGACAACTGTTAAGAATAAAGTTCTTAAGAATAAAAATAAAGACAAGAAGTTTACTGGTGGTAAAGTAGTATCATCAAACTATATTACAGCTAGACCACTAACTCCATTCTTAGACGAGAGAAGTAATAAGGATAACAAATCTGGTCAGTATAGAATACCTATGAAGAAAAGTACTGTTATAGTAATCTTCTTAGATAGTGACCCACAGAAATGTTATTATCTTCCTTGGAATCCTACTTCTGAAGGTGATGTTATGGGAGATAGAAACGTTAACTATCCTAAAGATTGGAATAAGAATAAATACAAAGAAAGAATAAATATTGCAAGTGATATGTTCCCTAATGGAACTAGAATAGATGTAAATTGGAATGATGACCATAGCACATTTACAGTAACAGTACAACCTACTACTGGCAAGAAAATGATATTCCAATTACATGAGAACGGTTTAGCTACTATTAATGGTAGTGAGATAGTTACTGATGCTAATTTCCTGAAGTATTTAAGAAAGTACCATCCAGTAGGATGGCGATGTGTATAAAGGAGGATGATAGATTATGGCTATTAATCTAAGTACAAGTTTATTCTCTAATCTTAAACCTGTGGATTTAAGTAATTATAATAGCTCAAGTGGTTTTGTAACATTAGATGATTCATTAGAAGATGCTGAAGATAATAAACTTAACTTTATGAAGATATCTCATAAAATCAATTATGAAGATACAATGACAATGTATGATGAGAATATCTTATATAATTATAGAAGTTACTTATATGACTTTAGAATTGGATTAGAGATTACAGAAGATTATTTCTATAAACCTGAGTTAGTATCTCAAGAATTATATGGAACACCAGATTTATGGTATTTAGTAATGTGGATGAATGAAGAAATAGCTAGTCCATTAGAGTTCAATAATAGATATATCTGGGTATTTGACCCTAGTAAAATTAATGTATTGAATAAGTTGATTGAGTGTAATAAAGAAAAGCTTGAAGATAATCATTTAGAGCCAGATTATGTTGAAGACTTGACTATAAAACCAGTAGTATTGAGTTCTTCTAGGTTCTTATAAAAAAAAAAGAAACCTTGTTATTAGGTACAGAAAAACTAATGTTTATTCTGTTTGTGTATATTAGAGGATTATGCTCTTACTAAATCCTCTAATACACTAAAAGTTTCACTCTGAAGTTCCTTCAGAGTCTTCCAAGTTCTTGGAAGAACCTCCTTAGCTTCGAAGAACTCAACTGTTGACTCATTGAGTTCTCCGAAAAGTTCATGACCTAAACTAAAGTCATGTTCAGAGACTACTTTCATTAACACACAAGCAACCTCTGAATGTAATGTAGCTGATAACATAATATCAACTTCCTTAGTTGTTGACAGACCTGATTGCATCATATTAACTGCTTTCACGTCTGCTCCTTCAATAGCTACTTTCATCATTTCGATTGTCTTATTCATAATACTACCTTTTACATGAGCTGGACTTGCTCATGTCCTTTCCGCTTTCGCTTTGATTTGTTTACATGATATTATACTATGTATAATTCAAAGCGATAATATATAAAAAAAAAAGGTAATTTTACGATTTTAATATAAGAGAGAAATCCTAATAATATAGGATTTCTCTCTTTATAACCTCTAAATTAATTGGTTATTGGTTTCATCATAGCATATTAATCCAGCTTCAACCAAAGCATCAACAAGATAGAAAGGTGCATACTTCAGCTCTTTAAAATCTGATAATCCTTTTACATACTCTCGTTTTTCATAGACTTCAAATATATCACCTATAGTTTTCTTACCTGCTTTTGTATAAGCATTGTAGTACCTGTATTGATTGAGAGAACCTTCAGATATAGGCATATTCATTAGGTAATCCCTCTCATGCAAGTATAATAGATACAAGTATTTCTCTCTGCATCCATTAAAGAACTTTTGTCGTATATCTTGTATAAGCGATATTCTAGAGTGACTTAAAGCTCCAAATGTAAATCTAACGAATTTATCACCTAAATAATCTTTAGGATATTCTCCATTGTTATAATAATACTGAAACTCTTTCAGATTTACTCCTCTCATTCTTCCCATACGATTTCTATAACATACCTTGTCAAAGACATTTGAATAATAAAATGTACGAGGAAATTCAGCTTTCAATTCTTCATCTTCTATATAGTAATCACAAATCTCATGTAGTACATCACTGATTTCTTTAGTGGTTATCTGATTGCCAAACTGATAGAATATAATGAAGCAAAACACTATTCTGAAGTCTTTTATATACTGGGCACTACATACATTATCTCTTACTTCCAAGGTAGCCTTTTTGAATTCTTCATCACTATGCCACCAATGCAGATTACTGTCTGCTATTTCATAGGTTTCATCAAGAATAGATTGACATAATTCTGCATACTTTCTATAACTTTCTCCTCCAATAATATTCTTAAAGTAGTCCGTTAGAACTTTACTAAGATAATTAAACTCCCATTCACTAGGTAATAATTGGCTTAGAGTTACATCAAAGTAATGCAATTTAGCATCCCAAGATGGTCCTTTATTGGTTGCCATCAAATTCTTGAATTTACCAAAGTTATACAAATCCAATATGAATTTGCTTAATGGTGTAGTAAAATCAAGATGTGGAGTTGTCAATTCATTTTTAATTGATACTTCGTCTGTCATAAGTTACCTCCTAATAATAAAATTGGATGAATAGTCATTATAACTATTCATCCAACCAATTATATATGCTTATTTAATGCACTTGTTTTCCCATTTCTTGTATGCATCAAAATAAAGTTCTTCTTCTTCTCCGTTGTATGTTAATTCATAATACATACCATCTGGTAACGGAGTTGATAACAAAGCCTTGTGATTCTTGAGTGACTTTGAATACCATACCACATACACATTGTCTGCAGTGATATTAATAGGGTCACCTGATTTGTCATGCTTCTCGTTACAATACTTTGCTACTTCTTCCTTGCACCGACTAATAAAGTCTACTGAACCTGCAATTATCATTTTAACTAGCCTCACTTTCTTCTTCGTCAATATCAATCATTGACTTCTTCTTTGTAGTTGTCTTATTTATTCTTCCACCCTTAACTGTGTCACGCTTCTTAGCAGCTTTCTTCTTCCTATGTTCTGCTGGATTAAACTTCTCTAATCCATCACCCTCACTAAGTATAGATAATGAGTTAACCAAACCTATATCTGATTTCAATCTCATAGTATTTCCGTCCTCGAATGGATGAGAGAAATACCTGACATCATCTGCAGGTGGCTTACCCCTCTGCTTAAGCTTATTGTAAGATAACATCATGTTTCCTGTAACTGAATCTGGTTTCTGTAAAATTGAAATGATGTAATCTGCATTATCCACAAGCTTAACAGATTCACTAATCTCAGATGTACCAATCTGTTTCAAAGCATCATTCTTATTACTTCTAAATGCTTCAGTGATAATCTTCATAGCACCTCTGTTAAACTGTGTTGCAGTAATGATTGGAATATCCCATTTCTTTGCAATGTTACATAACTCATCCTCGATTTCACCTTGTTCCTCATACGAATTGTCAATCCTCCTTGAACTTCTAAGTCGTTTCAAGTAGTCTTGAACTACCATGATTATTCGTTTACCTTTCTTTTCTTCCTCTACAATCATGGCATCAATATCAGTCGGTGTTATACTACCAGATGGTCTATATTTGATTGCAATATTAATTCCCTCACAGAATCCATTTTCATTCAAAATCTGTAATACTTCATCCACTGTATGTTTAGCGAAATTGTCATCGTTACCCATATAGTGTGACCAAATACGTTCCAAAGTTTCTCTGATTGAATTCTCTTGTGTAAGATACAATACAGTAGGAATTCTTCCGTCATCGAATTCGATATTATTATAATCTTTGGCATCAAGACAAATGTTCAGTAACTCACCAGACTTCCATCCACCTTGTAATCCTAAATACAGATATACTCTTGATGCTTCATAACCACCATTGAGCATTTTATTCTTCATTTTGATACCTGTCTTAATCTTATGTGATGAATGGTTTACATCTTTATGAGATTTCTCAACACATCTTGTCAATGAATAATTGTCATTGGAATCAAAATCATAATACTTATCACTAGTGATTTCTTCGACTTCATTGAACTTCTCGTGCATACCATTGACTACAACCTTAAACTCATCTGCAATTTCTTCAAGTGAGTTATAATCATCCTGTTCAAACTTAGATATAACTGAAGACATTCTGTCCTTATATTTGAACACGAATGAGTAATTCAGGAAATGTGCTACCATGTTACTAACATACTCGATATCGTCTTCGTCATACAACATATAGTCGTATTCTTCGTCTAACTCAAACTCCTCTGCAATTCCCTCAAATATATTCTCTACTACTTCTGAGTTTGCTCCCTCACCAGTTAAATGGATTTGTAAAGCACTGTAGTTCGAAATGTTCTTATTACATCGTCCGTCAATAATTCTTCCAAGAAGTTTATAACGTTCAATCATTTCTTCATCTTCTTCATAATTACGTTCATCAATAGTTTGATAGAACTCATTTAACATATTTAGCTTTCTTGGTGATATAAAATCGCTGTATGTTATTCCAAAAAGAATCAGATAGTCCATGTGTAATAAGCTGAGGTTGTAATTGATTTTCTCAATTTTATTCCTGTTCTTCTTCTTCGCCAATGTAACTATCCCCCTTAATAAATTCTAGCTCTCCATCTTCATTGAATAAGAAGTCGCCGTCTTCACCTAGTAAATAGTTGTAATATCTTTTAAACTCTAATTCTCCATTTTTATTTGGAAGAGCATAATAGACATTCAATGTCCTAAAATCAACTCTGAAAGCGACCTCATCTAATGTTATCTCAAGCATATTAAGGTCATCATCTAACCAATGCACTTTATCTTCTCGTACTATCGTATCCCACTCACATTCATCTGGTTTAAATATCTCAATATCTACCTCAAAGGTTAAATCAATGAGGACTTTGATTTCATTATATGCAATACCCATCCAACAATACTCCTTTGGAGATAAAGCTTTAATGGATAATACATGTGAGATATTATCAACCTTGTAAATAATGCTGTTAAAGCACTCGTTAAATTTAGATAATGCTTCAACTTTATTGATGTCCAAATTAAAACACACAATGAACGGATAGTTTACCTCTAGTATTATATAACGATACTTAGGTATATTTGTATCTTTGTTAAAGTCCATTAGGATGATATCACCAACTGATAGTTCATCTACTCCAATAGATTGGTAACAAATATTCATTGTTTTCTCCTTTCACTTAAACAAATTATTGTAATAAGGAAATATCCTCCTGTTACGAATTATTTTTCTTTTTCTACTTTTTTACTTTTTGGTAAAGAGATTATGCTTTATTTTTCTTCAAACAGATATCCGATAACACCACCAAGTGTTATCGGATAATTTTTGTCAATCAGCATCAGGTGTCACAATCTCGACTATTTCTTCTTTGCTAATTTCAAAATTGTGTTTCTGTTTGATGAATTCCTCAATGTTCTCAACTGGTTCACCTTTCAAGAAGTCAGTCTCTTTCTCATCTTTATCCTCTAACAACTTATCTTTAACTGAACTAAGTTCAATCTTGATAGTATCTGTTTCTGAGAAGACTTCTCTAAGGATTTTCAAGTCAGCTACAGAAACATCATCTTTACCGACTTTAATCCTGAAATGTGAGTTGTCATTCTCAGTTAATAAGGATTGAAGATTGTCAACAGTTTCCTCTATTGATTCATCATCTGCTTTATCCAATGTAACAGTCTCATACTGTTCAGCTTCAGTGTTCTCAATAAATTTTACTTTCTGACTTTTGTCTTCTAAATTAGTAAGAGAGACTAAGAATCCTTTTGGCTTCTCCTCACCAAAACACCAACGTGAATAAGAACCTATATAATACAGCTTCTTATGTTTATTCCTTGTGTGAATGTGACCAAAGATGATTAAACCATCTTTTACTGCATTTTCCCATTCATTGTACTTAAATACAGGAGAACCATGAATCAAACGTTCTGATTCTTGAATTTGGTTCTGGAAAGCAAACACATCCCAAGTTCCATGACCTATGATGTAATTGTATTCCCTTTCCTTATACTCTGCATAGAAAGCATTTTGGTCATTCATATATTCTTCAGGAACATACAAAATTTTGACACCACAATATTCTTCTTCAGAAATCGTGTTAATAATCTTCAAGTTCTTAAAAGTTTTCTCATAAGTCTTGAAGTTGTCTAACTGATTAAAATCATGTGTCTTAGTACCCTTAATTATACGCACTTCAATGTCCTTTTGTTTGCAAAGTCTTAGCAAACCATGAAAAAATTTGTTTGCATATATGGATGCAGGTTCAGTTAGCGATATCTTAGTATCGAACATGTCTCCATGAATAAAGATAAAATCAATAGAACTTCCATGTTTCTTGACATAATCAATAAAGATATCAACTAACTCCTTATACATCTTTTTAGGGGATATAGCACCCCAGTGTATATCCCCAATATGCAATGCCTTGAATTGTCCTTCATTCTTAAGCAATGCTTTTTTCCTCCTTGTCTTTTAATACCAATGATGTATGAACTGCCCATGTAGCAGTTTCAGGAATTACTACAACAAGACCAAGATTGTCAAAGTGAATTCTGTTTCCCATAAACTGCATACCATTTTGTTTTCCATTGAATGTTGTACTAGTTACATACATAAAATCCAATGAACCATCACCATTGTCATGTGCTATAATAGTATGGTTATATGTTTCTTTTGCCCTTAAATAGTAATTAAACCTACCCCTAGAATACAGTAAGATAGAGTTGTCTGGAATTTTCTCGTTTTTAACTTTCTTACATAAATCCAGACCAAGAAGCTTATCATTAAGCTGAACCACTTCTACTTTCTTACCATTTAGTAGTGTACCCTCATCAGATTCACTTACAAAGATATCCATAATAACACGTACTTCATCATCTATGCTATTAAGATAATTTTCAAGGTTCTCAACTTTTCTTCCTTTTCTTGGTCTAGGCTTTGGTCCAGATAACTTCTTCAAGCTTTCTTTAGGTTGAATTACCTCCTTTGGTTTATTGTCTTCTTCTTCATACTCGTCATCAAATAATTCATCTGCGTCTAAACTGAAGAACTTATTTAGTAACATTAAGCAAGCATGGATAAGACCATAAGCAAATCTTGTACATATTTTTCCTCCTTGTTTAACTTCTTCTTCAAGGTGGCTTACATCTACTCTTTCATAGCTTTTGGTCTTTTCATTATAATAACCAATCCATTCAATACACTTAGTTAATCCACTAAAAATACATTTTTCAATAATGTCTAACTGTGTACCATCACAAAAGTTGTCTAATCGACCTTGTTTTCCATTATAAATCTCTCCTTCCAAAGATGATGGAATAAGAAAACATTCGTCAACTATCCATCCAGTGGGAACTCCTGAGAAAGTAAATTTTCTCGTAACATATAGAGATTTAATATTCTCTTTGTCTGATTGAAATTCATAAAGTTTTTGTGTGTTCATATTTACAATACCCCTTTCGTTCTTCTGATTCTTGAATTCCTAATAGGATATTCAAACATTGCTAAATGTTCTGTGTGTTCAACAACTGTAAAATCACCAGTATCTTTAGCAGCTAGTCTATGAAACTCTGCATAAGCTTGATGTTTTATTTTCTGATAATTTTCTTTATAATACTTTACAGCAGTATCTCCTACCTCAATTTTCTCCTCAAGTTCTTCTGGTACTTTTACTTGTACATTTATATAAGCCAACTTTGTATAATATCTCAAGTATAACTTATATTTGTATGAATAAGCATCAGTCTCAAGTCTTTCACATTCTCCCAAGTAAATAAGACCTTTCTTAATGTCTTCATCGAATTTGAAATTGTTTTCATAGAAATATTTCATATCAATAAACTTGAGATAACCAGTTTTGTAATCCTTAAGCACAGATTTAATACCGAGATAATTTTCACCTAATCCATAGGATTTAAACATTTCTATTGCTTCATCCAGTGAAGTAACTTTATTATTAACAAGTTCCCAATCAAAATCTGCATATACTTCACATAAAACTGGTATGGTTAAAAATTTCATAAGTAAGTTCCTCCTTTCGTTTTTAATTTTCTAATAATAAAAGTCCTTTGTTGTTAATATCACATGGATGGAAGTTGATTAATTTTATTGAATCTTCAATAAAATCAATAGCATCATCTGCACTTTTAAATTTCTTAGGTAAATAAACAAATCCTTCATCATTACCCTTCACAAGTAACAGTTAAATGAAATTTCTTGGTTTCTTCTTGTTTCATAAAATAAATTCCTCCTTTTTTTTACTATAAGTTTTATTATAAAATGCTTTTTAATAATATATATTTAAGGAAATTTTTAGAATGTTAAACTCTATGAACAAAATAATATAAAAATATATAGAAAGGAATAAGGAATTATGAAGCATTTAGGAGATACTTTCTTGTATAAGAAGACAAAAGTTAATAACTTTACTAAAGAAGTTGCTAAAATTAACTTCAATACAGAAAGAGTTGATATTAAAGAGATTGAAGAAAATCTAAAGATTATCTCAAGAAGATTTGCTTATTCTTTGAAAACTCAAGCTATCCAAAACCTTGAGAATGACCGTACAATTTGTATTTATCCTAATGATAATACCCTTACAAAGACGCTTCCAGTATTCTTAAAGTCTAATCCAAAAGTAGATGGTGGCATATCTGCTATCGTAAACTTAAGATTGCATGGAACTAGGACTAAGGATGGTTATATCAGTATAGATAACCGAACATTGTATGGGTTATTAGAGGATGCTCTTATTTACAGATATCTTTGGCTTAACTGGGGACAATTCGAGTATAACACACAGATTATGAGATTGTCTACTAAAATATATGTGAAACTGTTTAATAAGATTCTGGATAGATTATTTGGTTTGAACTTATCACCAACTGAATCAGACCAGATTAACTACTGTATCGGTAAGTTTTTCTTGCTTGGTATCATAGAAAAACCTGCAAGTGATATAGTAAATGACTTAGCTTATTCATGTATCTTCAATCAATCTACTAAGAATATGGTAATTGGTTGTGACGATGAATTTTCAAATGAAGCTTATTTAGATATAAATGAATTTATAGGAAATCTTAGAGAAAGATTTCCGATTTTATCTAAGCTTAACATGAGGAAATTCCTTGAAACTTGGATGACTATGTTTGGTGATGCTAGTATGTTTGCTATGGAATATTATCCATCTTTACTAGAAATGGTATTCTGCGGAGCTATTATAGGTTGCAGATTAACTGCTAAAGATAGCTTTATAGATAACTTAGTTGGTAAGGATGCTTTAAGCTTACATACTGAAATTTCTAAATTAATAAAGTAAGGAGGATAAGAATAATGCCTAATAATAGTAACGACTCTAATGAGAGTGTTATTGAGCCTGAAGAATTAGATTTAGACTATAATGAAGATGAAGATAACGAAACAGAAGACACTGAAGATTCTTATCTTGATAGCATGGGTGATGATACATTAGAAGATGATGATACCGAAATCATTGATGAAACTCCATCAGGTTCTACACCAGATACTAGTGAAGAAGAAGATGTTGATTTCAAAGAAGATGAAGATAGGTATAATGATTCTGGTGATGTTATTAATACACTTGGAGAGCTTGTAGATTATGAATATACCTATTCAGTATCTAAGGAATCTGCAGTAGATAAGTATAAGAAGAAGATTAAACCTTATACTAATAACACACAGTTGTTAGAGAATCTTCAAAAGATGATTAATATTGATATCGACTATATCAGAAAGTTTATGGTAGCATCATCACGTATTGCATACCAGAGAGATTGGACACTTGATGTAGTTGATAAGTATGTATACAAAGAGACTTTCAATAATGATAGTCACTTATATAACTTTCATGAAGATAAAGTTATGTTGGTTTATGCTGATTATACAGTTTTTTCTCAGCATTATGACTTTAAGCTTTATGTATATCACAATGGTAAATTACTTAGTGACAAGTATTACTTTGATGTACCATCTGATAAGCATTACAACTTCAAGAGTGGAATGAGAAGACTTTTCATTGAGAAAGAGATTTTTTCTGATGGAGATAAGATTTCTATTGTTGTTAAGAAGATGAAGAAACTTACTTCATATCAGCAGTATATTCACATTGATAACGTATCTATCGTTGACTATAAGTTTGATAAAAGGTCTATTGGTGATTTCAATGGTCTTGTAGAAAACTTAGTTGTATTCAAAAAATACAATACTGCAGAGAGTACATTCATGTTAGTAGACCCTGACTTTTACAGTATTGTAGAAGATGGTAATTATTTATGGTTTACTATTAATGAAGATGTTACTCTGGATAGTTCATATGTGATTATAAATACATTGAAAGAGCTTGAGATTAAGTATACTACAACTGAAGAAGTTGATAATGAATTATCTGATGCTGAAAATGATGGAAAGCTTACTAGAGATGATTACCTTAAGCATGAAGCTACATTACGTTATGATTTAGTAACTAATGTACAGATTGATAAGGGTACAAAAGCTATTGGTACAGCAGATAACATCATTGAGTATCTTCCATTACCAGTAAGTTGTGCTGAAGAAGTTGAATGTTATGTGAATGGATTAAGATTGATTCCTAATATTGACTTCAAAGTAGTTAGTGATGATGGAAGTCCTTATCAGATTGAATTCTATGGAATCATTAAGCAAGGTTCTGAGATTCTTATCAGAAATAGAAATTTCATGGCTAATAAGTACTATGGTTTCTATAAGCATCTTAATGCTATTGATGAAGAAGGATTTGTATCACTTGCTGAATTGATGTTACCTATATCTGAGCAATATATTGAAACCTTTATTGGTAGACGTAGAGTACCTGCTGCAGAAAAGAGATATGTTGCTGATACTATTATCAAATTTGATAATCAGACAGCTTTTAATAATTGTGAAATCTTCCCAGAGATTGAATTTATGCCTATGACGATTCAGGTATTATCATACTTCAATCAAGCAAAGCCTACATTACCTAGATTGGCTGATATCTATCGTGATGAACTTACAACTAACTGGTTGGAATATAATGACTTGAATCCTAATACAGATACTAATGATGAAGTATATACTCAAGAGGAAATCTTCATGGGTAGAATCTGTAAGATTGAACTGTGGGCAAATCCGACAGTTGCTATTGAGGGTAGAGAACCTGAATTCACTGTTATTGGTAAGTATAATGATGACGACTATGGCATTGATATCACATCTTCATGTGAGATTTCAATGTTCAATAAGTTCCAGTTAGGAACTCAAGTTGTTACAGCTTACTATAAAGAGGGTGGTGTAGAATACTCTGATAGTGTAGAGATTGAAGTTATATATAAAGGGCTTGTCAATATCAACATTGTTACAGCTACTAATCTTTATATTATCGGTGATACGATTAAAGATGGTGTATCAGTTGTTGCTACATTTGAAGATGGTTCTACTCAAGTTGTTACAGATAGATGTACCATTGATTGTCCGTTAACTGCTAGAGAAGTAGGTGCAGAGACAATTAAGGTTTCATTCGAATACAATAATCAGACCATTACAGCTACTAAGTCAGTCTTAGTTAGTGATGCTTCTGATAGAAAGATTGATAGTATCGAAGTAGTTCTTGATAACTATGTTAAGGATGATACTTCTAATTACAGTACTATGAAATTCTTTGCTAAGTTTAATAATAACTTTGTACAAGAACTTGACCCAGAGTGTATGGATGTTTACTTAGTATCTAATGATTCAACTAAAGCTGATACATTGATTGAAGATATCAGTAATGTATCACTTCCTTTAAATGAAGATGTTAGACTTAGAGTTGACCTTTATACATCATCTGAAAAAGCAGAGCTTATTCCTTATGTTAAGGATGGAGTTCAATACATCACTATTCGTGTACTTAGAAATGATATTGATAGCCAGAGCAGACTTATCATCTTTGATAATTCTGTATATTCTATTTCACAGGATTATACAATTCCTGAAGGTGCTAAGTATTATCGTATTAAGGATGCTAGTACAGGAATTTATGTATCCGTTGGTGAAAATGAGGTTGGTGAAGATGCTATCGGATTTGCTAATCTTGAAAATGACCAGTTACTTATTGTTGAATTCCTTAATGAAGAACATGAGAACATTGAACAACTTTTGTTTAAGGCTAGAAGTGCAGTTTACTATAAAGAGACTGTACATGCTAACATGGTTGGTAGTGTTACTCAAGGATTCACAGTTCAAGTTAACAAGATTTCTCTTGGAAAAGAGTTAGTTGATATTGACTTAGATAATGTAACTCTGTTAAATGCAGATAATGAAGTTATCTGTAAATTCAATAACCTTAAAGGTGATACTGTTAGAGAATCTGACAATGTTATCTGCTTCCACTTCTATGACTTTAATACAACAGATGGTAGTGTTACTGTCATTGCTGATTACTTATACAATCATCCTGATGATGAAGTATTTGTATTGGATATTCTTAACTGTGATAAACAGGTTAGTGTTAAACTTCCAAATACCAATATTACTAAGGTTGGTTGGAATAAGATGTCATTTGAAGTTGATAATGAAGGAAACTACTATCTAAATATTACACCTGATACAAGCTATATTGATTACTCTAACAAGATTAAGTTCTTGACAACTTATGAAGCTAGACCTAATATCAATAATCTGCTTCATGTTGAAGGTTATAATGTTGCTAAGATATTAGCTGATACAACCTTTGAATTATTAGTACCTAAGACACGTTATGGTGTCAATAAATACATCTTTGTATATACAGATAAATCTGAAAATGAATACTATATTACTATGGATGTTACTATTGGTTTGGATGCTAATAACAAGGTTAGAGTTACTCATGTCAATGGTCAATTTATTAATTCTGATGATTACTTTAATGCAAGCATTAATCAGTAGAGAGAAAGGAAGATATTATGACAACTAATGAGAGTTTTGTAATTTATGTAGAACCTACTATAGTTGGCTGTAAATTATCCTTATCTGTACTTGAAAATAAAACTTACTCTAGTTGGGCGGTTAAAGACGCTTTTAATGGCTTAACTAGAGAAGTTTCAATAGATGAAAGTATTGAAGGGTTCTTCACAGCAAATTCAATGGTAGACCTTTATATTTTTGATAATAACCATAAGAATTCTATTATCAAGAATGTCAAAATCTTAGAGAAGAATGATGAGGTGAGTGAGAATGTATAAGAATAGTATGGATGGTGCAACCATTATGTTTATTGGTGACACTTATTGTAAAGCTTATAATATCTCTTACCTTAATGCAAACTACAATAAGATTATGTGTAATCTTCAAAGTGTTAAGAAGATTTATTATAAATGCAATGAATCCAGAAACAGTTGGATTAACTATAAGAAAGCATTAGTTAAAGAACAGAATAAGAATCTTTCTTATATTGAAAGAATCTTACGAGGTCTTAAGAATGATTTCTTATCTGAAGAAGAGTTTCAGGATATGCCTGAATGTGAGTATACTGATTATTGTGGATTTACTTATACAATAGGTGCAAGAGATGGTTTAGATGATGCTACATCTGTTAAACAACTTAAGCAGATTTATCAGAACAATATTCAGAAGAAGATTGAGTATGATGTTAATGAAGAATGTTATAGACTTACTGTTAACTTTAGAACTCCTATTGATGACAGTTTAGTTACATTCAATGGCTTATTTGAACCATTTGAAAGAATTAAGGATGCTAAGAAGACTACTATGATTGTCTATTATGAAAGAGACGGTCTTGTATTCCCTAAAGATAGTGATGGAAACTATAAGGAAGATTGGTGTTATATCTTACCTTATGTTTGGAATGGTGTCACTATTGATGAGGAATTCATCTATCCAATTAGGAGAGAAGATGAATGGTTAGTCTTCAATGAAGAAATTGATTCTAGTTATTTGATTGTATATAATAAGTGCTTATATCAATATGAAGTGAATAAGTATGATTCACATTACATTAAGATTGGTGGTGGCATTGATATCGGTAATTCTAACAACTTTAAGTTAGAAGATATCTATGCTATTAAGCTTAGAAGTGAAGATGACCAGTTGATTAAGCAACAGAAGTTAATTGGCTTCTATAATGAACATGATGATACAGTATACTTCCCAGAAAGTATTGAAAATGCATTGATTACCTATAATGGTATTCATCATAGCTATATGATTAAGCCTAATAGGAAATCAATTAAGTTTAAGATTCCAGGTGACCTTGTATTAGATACTATTACAGGTGTTGACGAAGAATCTCATATCATTGCAGTTAACTTGTATACTGGACCTTCTCCTGTAGCTGCAGTAGATTTCCCATCTTCAGATTTAGCTAGAGCTGCTAATCAGATGATTGATATCTATCGTAATAAGCTTAAGCAAGCTGAAGACAGAGTTACTGCATTGGAGAAGACTAGAGATTTGATTTATGATGACTTTAATGAACAATTAGAGTTCTCTTATGATAATCCTACTACATTTACATTAAGTTATATTCCAGACCCTAAGTCTTTACGTTTGTATATTAATAATGTTGAGTATGAGAAAGATATTTACTTTACTTATGATGCAGACAATAAGTCTATTGAGTGGATATTTACTGAAATGAATGATGGTTTTGACTTATCTCCTGAAATGGAAATCAATGTTGTTTACGATTTGTACTATTCTGTGAATAATATAACAGATATAGATACATTTAAAGAATATATTGATTCTGTACAGTCATAACAAATAAATAAGAAGATATAGGCATAGGAAGTATTTCTTCCTATGCCTACTTTTATTTTATTTCATTACATTATTATTTTATATCAAAGGTAGGTGAATCATATGCCATATAATTATAAAGGCAAGACAGCATCACCTAAAAATCAAAAGTTGATAAGCTTAGACCAATTAGCTGATGGAAAGGCTATTTCCAAAGCATTGTCTAAAATTGAAGAAATTGCAGGATTAGTAAAAGCTAAAGAATTAGAGAATGTTAGAACTAAAGATGAAGCTATTACTATGGACGATTTAGGTCAAGATGTCATTGATTTACTTGAAGGTAATCGAGATGATTCATATTTACGTAAGAAAATAGCTTCTCTTGAGAAACTTCTTATAGGTAAAATGGATAGAACAGACCTCTTAGGATATCGTAAAAATGCAGTTCCTATCAACAAAGGTGATTTAGATGCATCCCTTATTAAATTTATCGAAGATACTCCTAAAAATTACTTTGATAGTACTGTAAATTCTCAGATTGCTTCATTGAAAACATCTAAAGCAAATAAGAGTGACACTGGATGTGTCAGTGAATTAACACATGACTTTAAAAATATTCTTGAGAATGAATATGGTGAAGTCAATCTTGTTAATGCTTTGAATTATATTTTTAAGCTGAATGTGAATTATTACAGCGTTGAAGATAGTGGATATCTTGAAGTTGATAATGAAAATGTGACAGTGGAAGTAGTAGATTCTGGTGTTATTTCAGATGATGATGACCCATCTACTCAGAATGTAGAAGTTCACGACTTCGGTACATTATTCCCTGAAGATTCTACGATTCAATACGAATAAAATTGAAAGGTTGGTGTAAATAAATGGGTGATTATGCTAAGGCATACCTTTTACGTAAAGGTACTGCAGAAGAACATAAAAAATTTACTGGTCTCCTTTCTGAGTTAACATTTGATACTACGAATAATAGACCAGTTGCTCACGATGGAAAAACCAAAGGTGGTTTTTCTCTCGCTTTATTGCAAGATATTATTGGATTAGCTTCAGAAGCATGGGTTAGTGAAAACTTTAGAAGTGCTAATGAGAAGATTTCCATTGATGATATCAGTGACGAATTAACTAGTATTCTTTCTTCTGAATATGATGATTCCGTACTTACTGCAACTATTGAGGAAATTAAAGCTCAAATGGTTACACAGGAAAGTCTTGGTAACTTTGTTACTAAAGAAGCTCTTGAAGGAATTACAGTATCTCAGTTGGATGCTAGTTTGCAAAGAAAGATTAATTCAATTATTGAGAATGGAGAACTCCGTTTATCTAATATTGAAATGTCCTATTTAACTAAGGATGCGTTAAATAGTGTAATGAGTGGCTTCTTAACTGTTACATCTAAGATTGGTATTGGCAACTTAGATGACAGTATTGTTACTTTACTAAGTGAAGCACAGAGTAATACATCTAGTATTGGTGTGCTTAGTGCATCATTAGAAAGGCTTCAGCAAGAAGTTAATGATAGTGAGATAGGTGACTTCACTCAGCTTACTTCTAAGATAAATGAAATCGAGAGTAAGATTGAAAAGAACGCTCTTGTCTATGATGACACAGAGATTCGTAATAATCTTGAATCTCTTAGTAACATCGTAAATACAGCTAATGCTGCTATTGAAATCCTTAATAAAGAAGTTAAGGATAATGTTTATGATGATACTCCTATCAAAGACCAGATTAATGATATTTATGCTAAGCTTAATGATTTAGACTTAGGTGATTATGATGATTCAGCTTTACGTCTGTCTATTAATAATCTGTCTAAAGAAAATGAGACTATGGCTGCAAATATCAATACTTTGAATAATCAATATAAAAATCTTGTTACTAAGATTAGTGAAATCCAATCAAAGGGTTATGATGATAGTGAGCTTAAAAAGAGCCTTGAAGACCTGACTAGTAATGTAGCAGACATCTTAAATGAATTAGATGGATACAATAGCAAGATTAGTACATTGGACTTCAATGTATCTGATATTACAGCTAGATTGAATTCTATTTCTTCTGACTATATTAACTTCTCTGCTTCTGTAGAATCTGCAGTTAATGAAGTTAGTAACTTAGTTAAAGTAATTAATGGATTACAATCTACAGTAGATAATATGCAGCTTGAAATTACTTATCTTAAAGATGTAGTTAAACAGCTTCAAGATACAACATCACAACTGGTTGAAGCTGTGAATAATGGTAGTGATTCTAATATTGAACAGCCAGAATATCCTTCAGAACCTGTGATTCCTGAAGAACCAGATAATAGTGGTGAAGATAACAATGGAGGGGATACAGAAGTGCCTGACAATAATGACAATACTGTTACTGAACCAGAAATTCCATCTAGTCCGACAGATGGTTTAGATGCTGTGGGTATCTGGTCTAATAAGTATGGTGAAACAGCTAAAACTGTATATGAAGGATTAGTTACAAACTTCAGAGGAGGATTCCTTGCTCTTAGCAAGTTTGAAGGTTGTCCTATTACTGATGCTCAAACTCTTGAAGATATGTTCTATGATGGTGACAAGGTTGAATTATGGTGTCTTGGACCAACAGGTTCAACTGTCAGTGTTAATCCGTCATATGTTCCTACAGATGAAGAAGGTGACACTGAGTTTACAGAGAGTGTAAATGTAGGTAAATACTTCTACAATGCTGGATGGGATAGAGATACATCTAGATGGTCTATTGAGCCTGGACGTACAGTTGACTATACAATCAAGCTTGTTATCTATAGTTAAAAATAAAAGGAGGAATGAAAGTTATGGCTGAAGAATGTCTTTGCAATGTGGTAGCTTCTGGATATGGTTATAGTAGTACCTATGATACTGATGGAAGTTGCCTTTGTAATACAGTTCGTGTAAGAAAATATCTTTCTACATATGGTTCTTGTGAAAGTGGAGTTATTGCTGGTTATGGTGGTTGTGGTGTAGATACTAGTTCATATAGTAGCTATGGAACTACAAATAGCAATAATTCTTCTAGCAACTCATATAGCTCATGTGATGGAACTGTTTGCTCATGCAATTCTAGAAGTAAATTAACTTCTTATGCAGATAGTATTTATGGTTCTTGTGGCTATTGTACATGTGATTCTAGAACAGGAACTAAATATGTAGCAGATACAGTGTATGGTAGTTCAAGTTCTTCAGTAACTTGCTCATGCAACTCTAGAGTAACGACTACTTATAGTTCATGCGATAACACAAACACTGATACAAATAGTTCTTATGGTTTATGTGGTGATTATAGTTCTTGTAGTAATACAAGTTCTTCTTGTTCATGCAACTCTAGAGTAACAAATACAACATCTTCAGGAAGCTCTTATAGTTCTTGTGGGGATTATGGTTCATGTGGTGGTTCTTATAGTTCTTATGGTTCTTGTGGAACATATGCTAGTTATACATCATGTGGAACACCTTGTGCATGTAATTCTAGAACTCTTAAAGGTTCTTCTAATACAGATTCAGAGGATGATAAGACAACTGATGTTGTTGATATTCCAGAAGGAAAGAATATTCCTGAATTGACTGAAACAGATATTGAAGATGTTCAATATAATACACTTTGGGATACTACTGAAAACAACTCTAAGCTTCCTGCTACTTCTTCAAATAGAACTAATAAAGCTCTTAAGACTTCAAATAAGAGAATAATTACTGCTATTAATGAATTAGTAACAAGTAATTCAAGCTTAGACAAGAAGATTGACGAGTTTAATGAACGCTTCAATCAAGTAATGGGTAATGAAGTTACTGACCCATCACTTCTTACTGATGTAAATGAGTTAGGTGGAAGTGCTTTAGCAGCTATTACAGGTCTGTATAATCTTCTTAAAGAATATGATACAAATCTTACTAAAGCAACACATGATATGCAGTCACTTAAAGCTGAATTGACTGAGAAGATTGAAAGTCTTGAAAGTTCAATTAGCAATGGTGGTGTATCAACAACTTCTACTGCTAATACAATTACAGAACTCGTTACTGAAGATAGATTTAATGAAGCAGCTCAGATGATTACATTAGCAGCTATTCCTAAAGATAGTTCTAATGTTAAGCTTTTAGTAAATAATGTACAGTATTTTGCTGGTGTTGACTTTATTGTTGATGGTGATAGCATTTACTGGGCATTTACAGAAAATAATGGTGGATTTAATCTTAATCTTACTAACTACGACATTCATGTTATTTATGAAGTTGGTTAATAAAAATGGAGGATATGGTAGAAATACCATATCCTCTTATATTTTTATTTAAAGCTAAGACGTACAAGAACTTTTCCAGCTCCACCGCCTGAACCAGTTAATGCAATACCAATAATATCTTCAGCAAGATTCTTATCAGTTACATAAGCTTTACCTTTACCAGCATTTTCAGATGACATAACTACATATTCACCAGATTTTACTGCAGAATCTACATTTACTTCATGTATACCTGCTGTAACTACTGGATAATTCTTAGAAGTGTCACCACCTGCTGCAATACCTATATTATCATCAAAAATACCAAATGGAATACACCTAGATGTATCACTCTTTAATGCTTTCTGAATATAAATATCTTCTTCAGCTCTACCTGCTAAGATACCAACAATATCACCATTCTGGAAGGAATGTGCTAATACATCACTCTCAATAGTAACAAAGTTACCAAGTCCTTTATTATCAGAGTTATAACGAGTAGACTGTAAGTAACCATTATAACTTAAAAATTGTGTACCTGTACATTCAATTTTGGATTTATACCAATAACCATCTTGCACAGTTTCTTGTGTTCTATCCCAATTATAATGGTACTTCAAGAACCTTTCTCTTGTCTGAATACGATAAGGATTAACAAGCATAAGCTTGAACTTACCACAATAACTACCAGAGTTATATACTTTGATACGTGTTTCAGTAGCATCTACTGAAATCTCACCAACCATACAGTCAATTTCATTGATGTTATTTCCTGATACATCAGGTGTAACAGAAATCAAGAATGGTACATTAGATGTAATACCATGAGGAATCAACGTAGGGTCATCTGAACCAGAGAAGTAACCTGTTAATGATAAAGATGTATCATAATCATCAGTATTAAATGCTGCCCAATGGAATTTGGTCTTAGCATCACCAGTATTATATACATAGATGTTTTCAGCATCCCAATCAAAGTAATACTCACCTAAGTCACCAGTTGGATTCTCCCAAGCTTGTACTGTAACAAAGTCAGGAATCTTAGGAAGTCCATGAGGAATAGTAAGTTTATCACTATTACCAATGAAGTTCTCAAATCCATAATTAACTGGTTCAGAACTATCAAGATTCTTAATTGCAACCCAATCGAATTCTGTATTAGCAATACCTGAGTTATGTACATAGATGTATGTATCATCCCAACTAACCCAAGTCTCACCTAAGTTACCACCATTATCAGCTGCAGGATTCATGACAACAAAGTCAGGAGTTTCACCAAGATTATGAGAAATCCTTAACTCTTGTCCTAAACCTAAAAACTGGTTTGTACCTGTTTTAACATTAAACCTACTAGTTGTAATGTCTTCTTTTAAGTTATCAAGTTCATTATTGATAGCATCAATTCTATCCTTAGTCCATTGTGTAAACTCAGCATATATGTAGTTAATAAATTCATCTACAATCTTCTGATATAATGAATAAGCATAGTCCTTAATAATAATATCTTGTGAATCAACATAATACTTTTCTACAAGTCTATCATTGATATCAAGAATCTGCTGTTCTATATTATTATAGAAATTCAAATCACCATTTAAAGCTGTAGTAACTTGCTTTAAGCTCATATACTCAGTATCTTGCTTATCAGTATTACTTCCTAAAACTGCATTTGTTAAAACATCCATTGATGAATCATAACTATAGATATCGCCTAAATCTCTATTCTTAAGAACCTGTACTAAACCATACTTCAATGCAAATTCATCTTCATAGTATGATGTTCCATTAAGAGGTAATTGATTTCTATTAGAAGTTGACTTAGGTTTAAAGTCATGAAGTACTTCAAGAAGCATATCTTGGTCGTTAAGATTAGTGACATCATATCCTCTCATAGTACTAATAATCTTCAAACCAATGTTCTGAAGAAATTCAATATCATAATAAGAATTAGGAGATAAATAAGGGTCATTCTCAAGGACGTTCTTAAATACTCCTGGATTTGATACTTGGACTTTCATATCCAATGTATCTAATTCAACTTCTGCAATAGAATCACCTATTGAGATATTTCTCTGAGTTAAGACATCCAAGAAACCTACACGAATAAGAGCATCCTTATTCCTATAAGCATACTTAGCATCAAGTTGATACAAAGCATCAATATCATCAATCTCTGTAATAATTTCAGTTGGAGTAATAGGATTTGATTGTACTACCAGATTATATAACATTTCTACATCATAAAAATCGTAGTACTTAACATTTCTTAAATCAAGAACTCTCTCGAATCCAACTCTCATAAGAAAATATGTGTAATAATAAGCATCTGAATAAGTTCTAAAGAACTTAGTAGATTCATCTACACCAACCTTATTTACGATTGCACTCTTATCTTGAAAATGGATAGCAGCTTCGTCAATCATTGTACGAACTTGATTGAAGAAATTGTAGATATCTTCAATGGATGTAATATCGAGCAATGTTAACTCATCTGAAGTAAGATGTTTAAGTTTATCTATTAAGATTTCTCTGTCGTATTCATTACGAGCTACAAAGTACTTCAGGAGTTCATCTATTTCAAATTGTTCTGGTCTTAATCCCATAGTATAAGTCTCCTTTCTAAATAAAATAATAATCTTATAATTTATTGTTACAGGATAAGTAATACACCTAAAGGAACTTATGTCCTTTAGGTGTATAAAATATATCATATAAATAATAATATGAAGGCTAATTTACTCAAGTCCAAGCTTTCTTAATCTCTCATGATGAGTGTTGTAAGCTCTTGAACGGATATCATAAATGATATTTGATGTCTCTGTCTCATTGTCACATCGATTAATGTCATATAGTCCATCTTGATGGGAAATGTCATCACCAGAACGTCCATAACTTTCAGCTACGACTTTACCAGAAGCATCACGAATATAACTTCTTACATCTTCTTTAGGTTTAACCCAGTTAAATAAATCAACACTGATTGGCTCTTCAAATTCTCCATTACAGATTCTCTGAGAAAGCAAATCCATTTCATAGTTAAACCTCTCAATGTAAGGTGGAAGCAGAGGTACAACTGATTCTACAGTACCAATACCAAACTCTCTAATACCTAACTTATAAAGGTCATCAATGCTTGAGTTAAGATAACCAATATTCCAAGGATGAGTGGTAATATGAACACCTAAGTCATAAATACCTGCTTTATGTAAAGCTTCAATATTCCTAACTACAGTGTTATAAGTATTTGTACCAGTACCTTTGAATACTCTGAACATATTAGCTAATGGATGACCATCCATACTAATAGCAAAGTGCACTCTCTCTGTCTTAAGCATATCAATCAATTCGTTATTGATAATAGTTCCATTAGTGGTGATTGTGAAATCAACATCCAAGTTAGGATACTCATTAGTAACATATATTACTGTATTTCTAATGTTATCCCAAGCCATCATAGGCTCACCACCTAAGAACTCAATTCCGAATGAATCAGAAGTTCTAAACTTGATAATATTATCTAAAGTCTCTTTAACTTCTTCCCAAGTGTATGTGCTTGTCTTATCTTGTTCATAGCAGTATTTACAAGCACAATTACATGCTTTAGTAACATGTAAAACATATGTTTCTCTTGCCATAGTAAATCCTCCTAATCTTCTACAGTTGAATGGTGACCAGCAACATTAACTACGTTACAGTTCTCATACTCATCCTTAATAGGCTGTAGATTTTCATCAATAAGACCAGCTTCAACTAATCTGTCTTTTACCCAATGCTGAACATCACGCTCAACATGTGACATCATACAACGTTCTCTCCTAATAGTCTGGAAGAGATTCTGATGTCTTCCCCAGTTATCAGCAATACATCTATAACAATGGAAGCAATCACAAGTAGGATTCTCTGTTGCACAAGACATATCAGAACCATCATAATCATTGTATAACAAATCCTTCATTTCATCAATACCATCATCCAGATTACCAATAATAGTATAGTTGTCTGGGTCATTATAATAAATTTGATGACAAGGTGAAATCAAACCTGATGCAGTAATTGATACGAAGTTCTTACCTGCACCACACGGAGCACCAAAACCATTGATACACATAAGTGTTTTATCAATCGGTGCATAAGAATAAATGTACTGTAAATCACGTTCTTCGATAGCTTTATTTACAAGCACTTCAGCAATCTTAATTAACTGCTCTTTGTAACTTCTTACACTTTCAATAGTATATCCATTATCAGAATGGATAGGCATAAACCAAATCCAAGGACATTTCCATTCCTCTACAAAGAACTTATAATTCTCAAACAGATACATCATGTTATCAGAAGTCAAACAAGAGTGAAGACACAATCTATTATTGAACGTACCCTCTTCTCCAAGGATTCTCTGCCAGAACTTTACACCCTCGGCAACCTTATCAAATGTACCTTTACCATCAATGGTAACACGATTCTGGTCATGACACTCCTTAATACCATCAACAGAAATCTGTACATTGATATGACATAAATCCTTATACTTTGTAAACAGTTCCTCATACTTATCATTGAAGATAGTACCATTTGTAATAATAGTTACTACAAATACAATACCAGTTTCCTCATCAAGCTGATGACCTATTTCAAATGCTTTTTTCATACCCTCATAATTTAATAAAGGCTCTCCACCAAATGCTGTGATTGATACACAATCGTCACCAGTAATCTGAGCATTTTTATATAAAAAGCGAATAGCCTTTTCAACTGTCTCAACTGACATGTTCTGATTATGGTGAGCACCCAGTTCGAAACAGTACTTACAGCGTAAATTACATTGTTCGGACAAGAGTAAACTTGCCGCTGTTGGATAACAACTCATAACCAACATCCTCCTTACTCAATAATTCCTAAATTTTTATAGGTCTTCTTGAACCCTGGACCATAGTCCCAATCATCACAAAGACCTTCAACAGTTGCCCAGTCGAACAAGATTTCTTGGTCATCATTATGACGACATCTTTCAACTGCAGAACTGCAATCCATAACGGAAAAGCTATACTTTTTGTCAAGTACTTCTTCCATGATATCATAAACCATACCATCATCATAAAGATGATAATAGAAATCCTTAAATGCACGATACTTGTTATCAGCATAGTACTTCATAATAGCATCACGATTTCCGGGACTTATCTGTACTTCTACAAGGTCAAGATGCTTTCCTCCTACACTATCCAGAATAGGAAGCATTTCGAATAACTTATCTCTATGTAAAGACCATGAAGGTTCTTCAACAGTGATTCGGAATCCCATGTTAGCAGCCTTTTCCATGTTATTATAAACCTGTTTAGAGAAGAATGAAGCTGAAACATGGAAACGAAGTTCCTCAACTCTCATCTCTTTCATTCTCTTAAGATTCTCCTCATTACACAGAATACCATTTGTATATACAAAGTAGTAATGGTTAATACCATTACGGTCTCCAATATCATTCAGAATCAAAGCAAATTTCTCTAACTCATCAAGGTAAGCTACTGTCTCACCTGCGGACTGATAAGAAAAGATTGTAGGCTTGAAATTCTGAAGATTCTGTGACATAAAGAACCAATCAGCAAGCTTGCTGTTAATGGAATCCATTGTTTCCTCACCTCTATTAATATCATAATAGCAATAAGGACAGTTACACATACATTTAGTTCCAATCTGAACTCCTGAACCTTGTTCTCCAGTAAAACATTTACGACATCCTGGAGATATCTTTCCAATATGGAAAGCATGACCATTAGCGTGCATTTCAGCACCTTTCTTGAGAAGCTCTTGCTGTCTAGCAAACTTCTCCAACTGAATCTCCTGATAAGGTACAACTCGCATAATAAAATCCTCCTTCATATTATTTTTCTTAATATACAAAATTGCACTTTTTGAATAACTCTTGTAAAAAAGGGTCATATTTGATTATACGCAAATTTTCTTCTCGGTAATCATTAGTCCAAGCATTATCTGGACTCTGCTTCTCACAAGCAACCCCTCCAAAGTGGAAGAAATAAGGATTCCAATTAACTCCTTGTTTACCAAGATAATCTGCAGTAGAATAATAAATTTTTCTTCTCAATATTTCATTAAAAAAGTATGTTCCGCTATCATAACATCCATACAAGTATCTAGAATATTTATCGTTTACTTCTTTGCTTTCAATATTATCAAAGTATAAATGTTCTTTGTCTATAAGTAATTGAATGTCCATAAAAGCTAATCCCATCCAAATTCTTTTATGATAAACTTTATCATTATATCTTTCTAATGTTAAAGGGCATATATCAGGATTATTGCTATTAAAAATATCATCATAGTTATGATTTGGAATAGAAAATATTGTTTTATCTAATATACCAATAATATTAGCTTTTTTATGTATTACTTCTTTGAACATTATTTTTAGTGTTGCTTGACTTTTGATAATAATGTCACCATCTAAGAATAAAGCATACATAACATTATTTTTATGTGCATATAAGAAACATTCATTGTAAATCTTATTTACTCTAACGGTAATATTCTTTTCATCATTACTAAACCTTGACCATGTTATAACTTTATAACCTTTACTTTCCGCCCAAGCTTTAGTATCATCTGTAGAATCATCATCAAAAATAACTATGTTATCTTTAAACATAGGATAAAATGTTAGTACAGATTCACTAGCAAGCTCAAGATATGGTCTTATATTCTTACCAGAAATAAAAATATAAAAACCTCCTAATTCTTTTAATTCTCTTATATAATCCATTATCTTGCATACTCCTCTATTAAATTTGTATCAATATCTTCTACTTTACCAAACTCATCAGTTATATCAAAGTTGAAGTGCTTTACAATAAATTCTGCTTTACTATACTTTCTAATAGTTCTTATATTATTAGCTAAATACATTTCAGCAGTACTTTTATTATTATTAATTTCATCTTCTCTTATCTTATTTTCTCTAGAAAAATTTTCTTTAAGTTTTAGAAATGATGACCTAAAACCTAAATGGCATAAATAAGGTTTACCATAAGGAAAATTATCTTTGCTATCATTAGATTTATCAGCATTTATTGTATATTCAAACTTAGAAAATGGAATATTAAATAGCCTTACATCACGATAAAATAAAGAACCACTATCCAAATAAGGTGGATTAGATAGACACTCCAAATAAGGGTCATCTAATGGGTCAAATAGCATATTATTTTCCTTAAGAGTTGATAAATCTAATAAACCATGAAATAAATGAATCCTATATGGAAGAATTCTTTTACATTCAGGTTTGTAATTATCTAAAGTATCATGAAGCGTTTGTATATAATCTTTAGGAACACCTTTTGATGGTGCTTCATCATATACATTACTTCCCATAGATGAAATATTAACAACCATAGCAGAATTATCTAAATACATAGTATCAAACATAGTGTCTAAAAAGTAATCGAAGAAAAATACATCACCATCATTCATAAGTAAATATCTAGTTTGTACTTGTTCAAATATATCATTGAACATCACATTTACTTTATATGAATAACATAATGAACCATACTTTGAACTCATTCTTTCTTCATAGTTTTCTATATATTTCCTATATTTAGGAGACCATGTAATAACTCTAATATCCATTTCTTCTAAAGCTTCTCTAGTTCCATCATTTGAATCATCATCAAATACAACTATATTCTTTTTAAGATATGGATAAAAATACAAGAATGAATTAATAGCAAATATTAAAGTTCCTTTAATATTCTTAGCTGAAAAAGCTACTGTTAAATCATCATACACATGCCTATTAAATGTATAGTGAATCAAACTTTTAAGCTTATCCTGTTCTGAATAAGGGGTGTTTTCAAATTGAATCATAAATTATCCTCCTAGTCAAAATAAATGGGATAAGATTACGAATAATCTTATCCCATTTATTTTATTTGTTAAGTCTGTCTTCAATACGTCTTAAAGATGTAAGAATAGCAGTTAAACTCTGAATCAACAAAGTTTCTGTTTCTTCATTCTCAATAACAGCAGATGTTTCTTCTTTCTTACATCCACAGTTACATGATTCTGCTTCTTTAGCAGCTTGTTGTTTTCTAAGTTCACCTACAAATGTTCCGTCACCATAAACTTTTTCACTATTACGTTCCATGAATTCCTTTACAGTTTCGTTAATATGAGGGAAATTATCTTCATTCCATTTAGCTTCTTCTTGTTTATCAAGAAGGTCTTCTGGATAATGAACTCCTTCTGGGTCTTCATATCTTAGATAATCTGGATTATGAGATAAATCATCAACAACTTGATATTTCTTAGGATTATATTCTTTCTTCTTAGGTTCTTCACCAACACGAACAACAACATCACATCCATTGGACGTATCAGGATTATTTACGAATGGACTTCTGTCTACAACATCACACCCATCAGCAGTATCAAATTCAACTTCCCTACAATTACTGATGAAATCTTTACTTACTTGGTCATCGTCATTAATAGGAACACATACTACAACATCACAGTTACTAGTATCAACGTCTCCTCTGCATTGACAATCACATCCAACTTCATCTACAGAGTAACCTCCAGGATAGTATTTACTTCTATCAAATAAAGCCATAATAAGATTCTCCTCCTAATTTTATTTTTAATAAATTATTTCTTCTAGCTTTTAAAGATTAAACTTTATTTACAAGCAGAGCTTACAACTTTGTTAGAGCTTCCACAACCACTATATGTAGGTGTGCTACAAGCAGAAGAAGTTACCTTATTAGAACTTCCACAAGAACCATAAGTAGCTGTAGATGGTTTAACTGTACCACATGAAGATGTAGTAGACTTAGAAGTAGAATTCTTAGTCTCTACTACCTTAGTATCTACAGTCATACCACACTGACCATAAGTAATAGTAGTTGTCTGAACCAGCTTCTTGAGGTTCTTAGAGTTACATGCTGAATAGGTTGATTCTGGAACTTTTACGTTCTTCTGTCCATACTTATAAAACTTAGCCATAATGTTTTCCTCCTTAAATCTTTTAATTATCATATGGTGCATACATATCTACAACATTGCAAGAACATACATCATTACATGCACAAGTTGTTCTAGTTTCACATAAGGGAACTGAACGAGAATTACATCCACATGTAGTAAAGCTTGTTCTATCTACACAATCACAGCTTTGACTAGAAGCAGTACGTGATACACAACTATAATCAGTTGAGTAAACTGTTCTAGCTTCACATATTGTATCTAATGCAGTAGTTGTACGCACATTACATGTACAATCTACAGCTTGTGTTGTACGTGCAAGGCATACTTTATCAGCAGCATAAGCTGTCCTTGATGCACAATCCGAACTGTATTCTATATAGTTTGTTGACGTTCTTGATGTACAAACTGACTTTTGGGTTGTTCTACTATTACAAGTACATATTTCTTTGTAGTCAAAAACTTGGTCATTTTTGTCTATATTACAACTGCAAGAAACTCCTATATATGCTGTAACTGATACCCTAGATATACAAGTATAATATGAGTAAGTACGTGAATTACAAGTGCAATTAGCTCCACTATCAGAGCAAGCAGAATAACTTCCAGAATATCCTGAAGCTATTTTTACAGCATTACATGTACAAGCAAATATACTATCAGAAGTATTTACTGAATTACAGTCACATGCTGGAACATATTGAGTTGTAGTTCTAGCTGGACATACACTATTATTTGAATTTGTACGTGTGTCACATAAGCAACAACTATTATATTGCTTAAAACTAAGTGTATCACTATAACCAACAGTATTACAAAAACAAGCTGGTTTTACTGCAGATGTACCTACAGTATTACATTTACATGAAGCACCTACTCCATAATCAACTGAAGTCCTAGTATTACATTCACATGATTCTGAGTAAGTAGTTCTAGATACACAATCGCATACATCTAAAACCTTACCATCTTTGTCAGGTGCTATTCTAGAAAAACATGTACAAGTTGTTCCATAAGTAATATCTTTCTTAGGTTCTTGAACTATACTAACTCTTGAACCACATAATATAGCATCTTCATGGTCATTTGCTGTTCTAGAATCACAATCACAAGTTACTACACCTAAATCAATATATCCTGCTGTTCTAGAATCACATACACAAGTTATTCCATACACATTAGGAGAGTACTCAGAAGTTCTAGAATTACACATACAAGCTTCATCAGCATGAATTCTAGAATTACATTCGCAACTTGCATAATAATAAGTCCTTGCTTGACAGATAGGAGTAGAATATGGTTTCTCAACTTCTTCACATTCCAAAGTTCTAGAATTACATTCACAAGTGGATGTATTATAAGTAACTATAGTTGTTCTAGACCCACATATCATTGTGGTATTTGGTATAAAGTTTGTGACTTCTTTTAAATCTGCTGGTGTCTTTTCCATTACATGATGAATATGACCATTACAATCAGCTCTATCAATAGCTTCTCTACGATTATTCATATCTTGTACTAGATTCTTAAGCTGATTTAAAGAACCACGAAAGTTAGCAAAAGGGTCATAACCACGAAGCTTAACCATTTCTTCATGTATATCACCTAATGATATTTCTTTTTTATTCCATTCAGACATATATTCTTCTCCTTTCTATTTATTAAATATACTAACTCCACCATCACAAGTGCATACTGATTGGCAAGCACATGATACTCTAGATTCACATTCGGAAGTTGAACGAGAATTACAATAACAACCAAAGTTAGTAGTTCTATCAACACAGCTACATGAGAATACTTTAGTTACTCTAGAGTTACAAGCACAATCCGTTATTCTTGCAGTTCTATTATTACACTCACAAGATTCTGTTGCTGTACTTCTAGAATTACATGAACATGTTACAACTGTTCTATTCTCGCAACTACATCCAACATAAGTTAAAATCTCATCAGCATTACATTCACAGCCTTTAGGAGCTTCTTTATCTATTTGTATTCTTGAATCACAAGTACATACTTCGACTAACTCTGACGGACAGTCGGAGTTAGGATATTTTACATAAGATGTAACACTATCCATAGTGTTAGTTACTCTTGATTGACAGGTAATTATAGGTGTATATGTATAACCACTTCTGTCATTACATAAACAATCACTTTCATTACCATATATAGAATCATCTCTATAAGTAGTTCTAGCTAAACAAGTTACATCAGGAACATAATTAGTCCTAGATGAACAAACAGTATCAACGCTATATGTAGTCCTAGAGCTACATATAGCGGATACTTGTGGATTTGTTACTTTATCACACGTTAAAGTTCTAGTGTGACATTCACATGTAATATTATTATTGCAATCACATGTGTATAACTGTTCAGAAGAACAGAGAGATTTTATATTTGGTAGTCTTTTAAATACTGTGTTAGTATTTACTTCATTTCCGTAATTTTCTACTGGCATTGAAAAGTCAGTATGTTCAGGACAATAACTTTCATTTCTTACTTCATTCATAGAATTAAGCATTTCTTTTAGCTCATTCAAAGAATCGTATTCTTCAGTTTTATATCCACCCTTACTTTTCAATCCACCATGTAAATCACCTAATGAATCTCTATAATCAGCCATATATAAAACCTCCTATGAATTATTATTCATATTTAATTACTTGGTTACAGCTACATATATTTGACATACTAGCTGTACGTGATGGACACAATGAACCAGTTCTTGTATTACAACCACATGATGTAGCGATTGTTCTAGAAGCACAATCGGTAACAACATTAGTTCTTGTATTACAAGTACAATTTGCAGTATATACAGAATCATACACTCTATCTGGTTCATCAACTGACCCCATCTCAATCTTATTATAAGTACCTTGTGTTCTTTCAACACAATCACAAATACTAGTTGAAGCTACACGACTAGCACAAATGTCTGAATAAACATAAGCAGTATTAGCTGTTCTGTTTACACAAGGACAATCTGCTACAGATGTAGCTACCGTTCTTACATTACATATACAATCCACTTTAGCAGTTGTTCTAGATGCACATGTTACTTGAGTTAAGTTAACTGTATGAGAACTACAACCACCATCACATGTTCCATAACCAGTACCACATACACTATAATAACTAGTACCACAAGAGGATATATAACCGAATGTATCACATTCTGAATAATAAGAAGAAGCCATACTATCATTACCTCCATTTAAACTTTGATTACTACTACATACACTATAGACCACTGTATCAGTGTTACTATTATAGTAAGCAAAACTACCACCACCATATAGTTCAACGTAACTATCTGATACTGGTACTACGTTTGAAGGACAACTATAAGTAGTCCTTGCATCACACAAACAATTATCATTTGTGCTTTCATATATTGTATCACTTCCACCATAAGCGATATTCTTTGTACAATCAACAGTTGCTACTGTATTGCAAGAACAGCCAGTTCTTCCATTACATATACAAGTAGTATCTGTTTTATTATATGAATAATCAGGAACAGTTATCTTATCAGAAGTATAACCAGTTCTTGAATTACATACACAAGTAGTTCTAGAATTACATGAACACATTTCACATGCACTGTAATCCACAACACTGTCATTAACTTTATCACTATCAACTGTTGTTCCTACCCTTGAACCACATACTGTTTTTGTTCTAGAGTTACATGAACAATCTCCACATCCACTAGTTAACCAGTCAATAGCATAATCACTAGTTGTAGAATAAGTTACCCTTGAACCACATACTGTTTTTGTTCTAGAGTTACATGAGCAATCTCCACATCCACTAGTTAACCAGTCAATAGCATATTCACTAGTTGCAGAAGTTCCAGCTCTTGAACCACATACTGTTTTTGTTCTAGAGTTACATGAACATGTTCCACATCCACTAGTCAAATAATCTGCAGCATATGTGTTACTAACTGAATAAGTTACCCTTGAACCACATACTGTTTTTGTTCTAGAGTTACATGAACATGTTCCACATCCACTAGTCAAATAATCTGCAGTATAAGCCTTAGAAGCTGTAGTTCCAGTTCTTGAACTACAATCTACAGCTGTTCTAGATGAACATACAGAAGCTGCAGATGTTGATGTTTCAGTAGTTGTTCTAGATACACATGCACAAACATAATCTCTAGAGTAAGAACCACCTACATAGCTTGATGTATAAGCACCACCAACATAAGTTGTATAATAAGCACTACCTACATAATTAGTAGTATAAGCACCACCAACATACACTGATGTATAAGTATTTCCATATGTAGCGGTATAATAACTTGCATAAGAACCCATTAATCACACACCTCCTAACATCCACCATAACAAGCAGAGGAACTTGAAGAATATGTGTTAGTATTGCAATAACAATCAGTTCTAGAATTACATGAACATACACTATTACAAGAGCAAGCAGCATTACATGTACAAACACTTTCACATGTGCAACAAGCAGAAGTACTTGTTCTACCATTACAACTACAAGTAGTGCTGTAATTAGTTCTTCCATGACAACTGCAAGATGTTACTGAACTTGTTCTACCATTACAACTACAAGAATAAGTAGTACTTGTTCTACCATTACAATCACATACACTTCTTGAACCACATTGAACTGTAGCTGATGTGTATGAATAAGATGTAGTTCTTGATTCACAAGTACAACCATAACAAGCTGAATAAGTAGTATCTGTATAATTATAAGTTCTAGAATTACAAGAACAAGCAGTTCTAGCATTACAAGAGCATCCTGTGTCTGTATCATAATAAGTTTTATCAGAAGCATAATCTGCTGTTACAGTAGATGTTGTTCTGGAATTACAAGAACAGGTTGTTCTAGAATTACAAGTACATTTAGTATCTTCACTATAATATGACTTATCAGCAGTATATAATGTGTCACCATAATTATATGTCCTAGCATTACATGTACAAGTTGTTCTGGAATTACAAGTACATTTAGTATCTTCACTATAATATGATTTATCTGATGTGTAATCTGCTGTTACATTAGATGTTGTTCGACTACCGCATACAGTAAGTGTTCTAGAATTACAAGAACATTTAGTATCTGTATCATAATATGAATTATCAGCAGTATATAATACATCACTAGTACCTTTTGTTCTAGTATTACATGAACAAGCAGTTCTAGAATCACATGTACAAATTGAATTTCCATATACATCATCAAAATAAAAATCTCCACATGAAGAACTATAAGCTGAACGTGATGCACAAGCAACCCCAGTTCTAGAATTACATGAACACTCTCCACAACCACTAGTATAAAAATCTTCTGTATAAGTACTTGAATTTGTATAAGTAGTTCTAGCTGTACATACAATAGATGTTCTAGTATTACAAGTACATTTAGTACCTACACCATAAGAATAATCTGATACTTTATCACCTTGACTTATTGCATAAGTAGTACGTGAATTACATACACAATATGACATAATATTCCTCCTTTCATTTAGTATTATATTATGTGGTAAACAAGAATCTTGTTTACCACATAATCTTAAATCTATCTAGCAGAGCCATAAAGCCTTACATTGCAATCGCATGATACCCCACATTCTGAATAAACATCAGTTGTTCTAGCATCACAATCGCATGTTCCGCCACATGCTGTATAAACATAATTACTTCTAGTATTACATGAACAAGCATCACCACATGCAGTATATGCTGTTGATGTTCTTACATTACAAGTACAACTTGCTGCATAAGTACAAGCTGAGTAACCTCCAGTTCTTGAATGGCAGTCACAACCTGTTTGGCACATAGTATAAGCATAAGTTCTACTAGCACATAAAGTAGCATCACCACCACAATGCGTATAATAAGCAGTTCTATTATTACATGAACATACTTGTTGTACGGAAGTTCTAACATTACAAGAACATTCAACAGTTGTTGCTGTCCTTGATTCACAAGTACAACTTACGCCACCTCTAGAAACACATGAACATGAGGCGTAACTTCCAGTAGCATAAGCAGTTCTACCATTACAACTACAAGACATATTATCACCCCCTTCTTAACAAGCACTACTACAACTGCTATCTGCAACTAAAGAAACACAATCGCTATATGAATAAGTATAATAAGAAGTTCTAGACTTACAATCACAACCAGATGTATAAACATTACCCAAACAGCATGAAGCATAACCTGTTCTTGATGCACAATCTGCACCAACATATTGATTTACATTGCCACTACAATCTGCATAAGCAACAGTTGTTTTTGTTTCTGTTCGGGAAACACAACTACATTCTTTCTTTGTTGCACTAACTACATTAGTTCTAGTTTGACATAAAGACACTGCAACATAAGTTTTAGTTTCAGCTAAATTATCTTTACATACGCAACCAGTCCAATATGCTGTGGTATTCTTATCTCTAGATTCACAAGCACAACCTTCATAACAAGCTGAGTATACATATTCAGCTCTTGAATTACAACTACAACCAGTATATGTAAATGTAATTTGTGAAGTTCTTGATTCGCATAAACATGAATATGTTGTAGGAGTATTAACTACATCAGATGTTGTTGTATAAGTGGTTCTATTTTCACAATCACATGTACTATTAGCATAAGTTGTACCTGTTCTTGTGTTACAATCACAGGCTGGAGTTTCAGTACCATTTAAGTTTGCTACTGTATTACAACTACAGTTGTAATCAGTTGTCTGTCTTGTATTACAACTACATACTGTAGTTTGTGTATCTTTAGTTGATACTGTATTACAAGTACAGCCATACCCAGTACCTACACTTGTTCTAGTATCACATTTACAAACTGAATTAGTAGTATCACTATAAAGTGAATCACTTTTATTTATATAAGTAGTATCAACTTTAATCCCCGATACTTCAGAACACTCAGAAATTCTAACATCACAAGCACAAATATTATCATCAACTTTTTGGTCATAAGTAGACACTAACTTCTTAGTTCCAGCTTTTTGCAAGGACTTATTTATATCCATCAAACTAAGATTAGCTGAAGTCAAACTAAAGTCTTGATGAGAAGCACATTGCACTGGTAAACCATCTACAATATCAACAGTCTGAGAACGTGTTTTATTCATACTGTTTACCAAATTTCTTAACTGATTAAGAGATTTGTATTTATCAGTATCTATTTCAAAACCTTGCTTAAGTTCAGCTTCTTGATGAAGTTCATTTAATGAATTTCTACTCATAAGGTAGACCTCCTTTCAGAAAATATAATATTATTAATATAATGAATAGTTCTTATTATATAAAATGAATATGAGATATACTAGATAAACTAGTATATCTCATATTTTTTATTTATTTAAGATGTATGACTTGTACATACATTTTTGGTTTCTGTAGTATTCTTATTAACTGTATTAACTGATGCAGTTGTATACTGATTTACAGCATTACAATAGCATTTAGCACTACATCCTACAGTTGTTCTTGATGAGCAGATAGTAGATGTTGTTGCTGATGTTCTAGATACACAATCACAAGTGGTTGTGTAGTTAGTTCTACCATCACATGAACATGTAGAAGTTGTACCTGTTCTAGAAGTACATTCAGAAGATGTTATATAATAAGTTCTACCATCACATGAACATGTAGAAGTTGTACCTGTTCTAGAACTACATTCAGATGTTGTGGTTTTATTAGTTCTAGAATTACATAAACAAGCTACTGTTCCACCTGTTCTAGAACTACATTCAGACGTAGTAGTACTTGATGTTCTACCATCACATGAACAAGCTACTGTTCCACCTGTTCTAGAACTACATTCAGATGTTGTGGTTTTATTAGTTCTAGAATTACATAAACAAGCTACTGTTCCACCTGTTCTAGAACTACATTCAGATGTTGTAGTGTTATTAGTCCTAGAATTACATAAACAAGCTACTGTTCCACCTGTTCTAGAACTACATTCAGATGTTGTAGTGTTATTAGTCCTACTATCACATAAACAAGCTACTGTTCCACCTGTTCTAGAACTACAATCAGCAGAACTATAATATTCAGTTCTTACATCACATAAGCATGAAGTAGTTGCACCAGTTCTAGAACTACATTCTGAAGACGTATATGAATAAGTTCTAGCTGCACAAGTACAAGAATAAGCATAAGTAGTTCTAGAAGTACATGTAGAATCATATGCTGAATAGTAACCAGAAATTCTACCATTACATGAACAAGAATAACTTGATGAATAACCAGAAATTCTACCATTACATGAACAAGAATAAGCTGAATAGTAATATGTTCTAGCATTACAAGAACAAGAATAACCTGATACTGAGTTACAACTACATGCAGTTCTACTACTACACACTGTACTACCTTCAAGAAGATAATAACCAGAACAATCTCCATATACAAATAAATCATAAACATATACATAATAACTTCCACAAGGAATACTAGCTTGATAGTAAAAAATTTCCCAACTACATCCTACTTTATTACAACTACAATTATAAGTTGCTCTACTAGAACATGTATAATAAGAATATACTCTAACATTACAATCATATCCTGTAGCTGTATATGTTCTAACATTACAATCATAATTTGTAGTAGTAGTTGTTCTAGTATTACAATCATAAGATGTAGCTGTATATGTTCTAGCATTGCAATCAGTATAACTATAAGTTCTAGCATTGCAATCAGTATAACTATAAATTCTACTAGAACATATACCAGTTCTAGATGAACAATTACTACCTTGATAAGTACTTCTACTAGAACATATAGCTGTTCTACTACTACAATCACTACCTATATCTGTAGTTCTTGCTGTGCATATAGCTGTTCTACTACTACAATCACTACCTATATCTGTAGTTCTTGCTGTGCATATAGAAGTTCTACTACTACAATCACTACCTATATCTGTAGTTCTTGCTGTGCATATAGCTGTTCTACTACTACAATCACTACCTTGTGTATAAGTTCTACTGGAACATATAGAAGTTCTACTACTACAATCACTACCTATATCTGTAGTTCTTGCTGTACATATAGCTGTTCTACTACTACAATCGCTACCTTGTGTATAAGTTCTACTAGAACATATAGCTGTTCTACTACTACAATCACTACCTTGATAGTAAGTTCTACTAGGACATGTTCCTGTATCTGTTCCATATGTAGTTCTACTTACACAATCACATGAATCACTAAATTCATATTGTTTAACATTGTGAGCACTACATTTTAAGTTCGTTATATTACTTGCTGTATCTTTAACAAATCCCATACTTAAAGGGGAAGAAGACGTAATGGTAAAATTCTTATGACCACTACAATCAACTGTATTTCCACCAAAAGTAGAAGCATTTCGTTCTGAATTTAAACTAGTTAAAGCTGAAGTTAAAGTTTGTAAATCTTTATATCCTGAAGAATAAGAACTACTAACAGACCCTTTAGCGTCTATTAAATTTTGTAGCTCTTTATAAGAAATTCCCACTTTATTTTCCTCCTTTTTCTTTTTTTAATTTAATTATATATTATACAATATAAAAATTCTAATTTTTTGTTATTATATCATGGAATTTTAACAAGTTTATAAATAAGTTTTCATAGTGAAAGCTTTATTTAATCTTTAAAAAGGAGGATTAGTATTATGACAGCTAAAGAAAAAAGAGCTAAAGTAAAGAAAGCATTATTGTCTAGAGTAGGTAAAAATACATATACTCAAGGTGCTAATAGAACTCAGGTTGGTTCTGGGTATGGTGACTGTTCAGCTACATCAAGATGGGCATATCTATCTACTCATAAGATTGATATTGGTATCAATACTGAAGCTCAGCTTAAATCTTCTAAGAGTAAGAAAGTCGATGTTAAGATTACGAATGGTATTCCTCAGAAGTCTAAACTTCGTGTCGGTGACTTATTCTACTTTAGAGGAACAAATGATTCTCGCTATCAAGGGGTAGGACATGTTGAGGTTTATATTGGTAATGGTAAGCTTTGTGGTCATGGTTCTGGTAAAGGACCTACTATCAAGGATATGGAAGCTTACTGTAAGTATAGACAAAATGCCAAGTCTACTTCTAAGCTTAAGAATCAAGGTCTTATTGAAGTAAAACGTGTATTCTTTGATGATTAATGTAAAATATAAAGGAGATAAAACAAGTGGATATTAAAGGAAAGCATATAGAATTTGCAAAGATTTTAGTAGGCTGCTTAGTGGTTATTTACTATGTATTTTATGTATTTTCAATAATATACTGGTTTAAGGAAGATAGATATATCGAGGATATGCTTGATTATATCTATCGTCCTTTTGCTGTTGTAGTTTCGGCTTACTTAATTCAATCTTCTTTGCAAAACAAAAATGATATTAAAGCAAATTATACAGAAGAAAAGAAAAAATCTTTCACTTTTTCTAAGTTCCTAACGATTCAAATCATTATTGCTTTTTTAATATCAATTATATTCTTTTCAATATCATGGATATTCTTAGATAGATTTCCTACAGCTTTATTTAATTATATTTCTTTACCTTTTATGACTATATTACCATCATATATAGCTAAAGATATTATAGAAAAAAGAGCTATATCTAGAAATGATATTAACACAATAGGAAATATAGTTGATATTATTTGTGATGTATATCAAAATGGAAGTTCTTTTGGAAGTACTTCTCATACTGATGCTTTACAAAACATTAGAGGAGCTTTAAGTGGAACTCAAGAAGATGATGATAATGAGGAACAGGAGGAATTTTCTGAAGAAGAAGATACTTATACAGAAGAAAGTGAAGAACCAATAGAAGAAGAAGTTGAAGAAGAAAAGCCTAAAGTAAAGAAAAAGAAAAGTAAGAAAAAAACTGAAGAAGAGGAAGGAACTGAATAAATGCAACCGTTTAGAAGTGAAACAGATAGACCTATTTCACCTTGTAAGGATTGTAAAGATAGGTCTATAGAACCTGTTAACTGTCATACTAATTGTGAGGCTTACTTAAAATACAAGAAAGAAAATGATGAGTTTTCTGAAAAGTATAAAAATTTTAGAATAAATGAAGCTGACCTTGTAAAGAGGAAAGCTGTTCTAAAAGCATTAAAAAAGAGACGTGAATCTAAAAGTAAACCTTACAAAATATTTTTCTAGGAGGATTTTATTATGTGTAATGGTTTAATTATAGCATTAGCTATCGTTGCTATTGCTGTTATTTTGGCTGTTGTAGGAGTTATACTTCTTTGTAAGTATAATTCAAACTTCAAGAAGATTATTCTGCCACAGTTAGCTCGTTTAGCTGTAGTAGAAGCTGAAAAGTATCTAGGTAGTAATACTGGTAAATATAAGTTTAGTTATGCAATGAATTACATATACGGAAAGTTACCTGCATTGATTAAGACTTTTATTTCAGAAGCAGAACTTACAACTATGATAGAAGATTCAGTTACAATTTTGACTAACTTCTTAGCTTCTGGTGGTGACTTATCAGATTACCTAACTAAGACTTCTGATGTATAATATATAAATTTGAGAGGAATGATGAAACTACATCATTCCTCTCTTTTTGTCTAAAAATTTATGTTAACACAATCATAACTATAAAACTTAGAGAAAAGGAGTAAGTAAAATGCCAAATATTATTATTAACACAGCGTGTAACTTAAGATGTAGATATTGCTTTGCAGATGATTGTAAAGCAAATAATGTAAATATCAATATGACTATGAAGAACTTCAAGAAAGCATTAGACTTTGTTTCTAGAACAGATAACTATATTGGTATTCTTGGTGGTGAACCTTTGATTCATCCAGATATTGATTCTATGATTATGCAAGTTATTATGGATGACCGCTATGTAAGTACTACTATTTTTACTAATGGTATTGAAGTAGATAATCATCTTGGTATCTTTGCTAATCGTAAAGTAGGATGTCTTATCAACTTCAATTCAGAAGAAAACATTGAGAATAAAGAGAATGAAGAACGAGTAATTGATAACATTGGTCAGCTAATTGCTCTTAAGAAAGACCAAGATTGTAATGACCCTAATGTTCCTAAACCAGACAATCAAATCAATATGGGTTGTAACATTTGGAAACCTGACCAGAACTTTGATGTATTGATTGATACATTGCATAAGTATGATAGACATAATTTAAGAATATCTACTGTAGTTCCCAATTCAACTGGTAAGAAAGGTATGAACCCTATTGCATATTTCAAGGAAATGAAACCTACAGTAATGAGGTTATTTGATATGCTTTATGAGATTGGTTGTGTTCCTAAATCAGATTGTAACTATATTCCTACATGTGTATTTACAGAGGAAGAATTAAATGATTTGGAAAGACGTTTTGTTCCATTAGCACAGAAATATAATCTTGATTTCAATATCACAAGAAACACTACATGTCAGATGGGTCCGATTGATATCTATCCTGACCTTACTGTTGCAAGATGTTTTGGGTTCTCTGAGCATGATAGACAGAATATTGATGACTATTTTGATATCAATGGAATCAGAAACTATTTCATTAAGACAGTAACGAATCTTGTTCATTACGTTCCTTCACAAGAAGAATGTAAGGATTGTTATTCATTCAAAACACTTCAGTGTACTGGTGGATGTTGTGCATATAAGACTGAAGAAGTAGATAGATTGAGAGGTGAGATGGATGCCATTAAAGGACTTGATAACGATAGGTAATATAGTACTATTAAGTATTATATTTCCATTGATTATTGTCAGTATTGTTCTTTTTGTTAAAAATATTAACTTAAACAAAGATAATAATAATTTAACTTCTTTAGTTCAGCAATTAAGACTTAAAGCTACTACATATACATTTGAAAAAGATATGGAATTCTTACAATACCTTATTGGATATAAATGTAATATGTATGTCTCTATTTATTTAGACCCGATAGATAAGATTCGTTCTAAGATTATCAATGGTGACGAATTAGATGAAGCTGTAGAGACTATAGTTACTGACATTGAAGTTTCCATGTCTGAAAGTTATAGGAATACTTTACATAAGTACTTCTATGTAAGCCAAGATGAAAAACACGATATGTTAACTAATTACATTACTGAAATCGTTCTTGATACTATGACGAAAGTGATAAATGAGAAGAACGGAAAGAAAATGCGTAGTTGGAAGATTACTGAGAATCTGGAATCTAACAAAGAAACTATCTTTGGTAGACATTCAGATATTGATGAACCATCTGACAGCACAACCCAAGCAACTAATAAAACTACTTAAGATTTGCCATTGTATAGTAGAAAAACTCCTAAAGATTAGTTATCTCGGTAACATTAAGAGTAATGTAATTTGTTATATAAGCCGCTTAGAATCGAAAGGTTCTAAGCGGTTATTTATTGTAAACAATTCTATAAAGTACTTTATAGAAAGAGGGTGTTACAATGAAAAAACCCAAGAATATGGCAACTACAAAGAAATGTCCAGAGTTAACTAAGGAAGAAGAAGTTGTCGTAGAAATTACAGAGACAAAACCTTATAATTGGTGCTTCACTGATTATGAAGATGATAAGAAGGTTTTGAATTATATTAAGTCTATTGAACGTTTAGTAAGAGGTTCTTTGGAGTATAGAAACTATATCAAATACTTAAAAGAAGAACAAGACCTTACACAATGTGCTTTTTTTAAGAATATTGATATTAGTAAGATTAATGGAGTTACGATTGAATTTCATCATTATCCATTTAATCTATATGAAATTGTAGATACAGTATTGAAGGCTCAAACTGGTTTCTATTCTCACTATGTAAATACATTCGATATTGCAAATGAAGTAATGAGACTACATTATGAAAACATGGTTGGTTTAGTTCCTTTATCAACCACTGTACACGAGTTAGCTCATAATGGTGAGGTATTCATTAATTTTGATGCTGTTTATGGTAATGTACAAGGATTCATGGATACTTACCATGATTACATAGACCCAGAACTTATTTCAACAATCAAGAGATTGGATGAATTAAGTGAAAAACATGCAATGCAATCTAACAATTTTATACTTAAAAAGAAGTTTCAAAAAATTATTATGGAAGACAGAGAGATTAAAACTTATACTTCCAATAATGGTGAAGCTAAACTTATAGCTTAGTAGATAGAGCTTGCTATGATATATAACTACTTACTTTTGAATAAATTTCATTATTTTCCATTATAGTATACTTTGGACATGATATACTAATAAGAAGATTGTTTGTGCTTCTTGTTGATGGAGACCTCCTATACTAAGTTTTTTTGACTACGCAAAATTACTGCTTACATTTCGATTTACAAATTAACACGCACCACTTATATCATAGCATCTATTTTTCATATATTTGCGAAAGTTCCCTTAATGCTTACATAGCATTAAGGGGATTTTATTGCAAAATATATCAAATAACACTTTATTATATTAAAAGGAGGTAAAAATTTATGGCAGATAATTCAGTTTCAATAGTTATTCCTGCTTACAATGCTGAAAATACTATTGAAAATACTTTAGATTCTATTAAGAATATGAAATTCCAAAATACAGAAGTAATCATAGTTGATGACGGTTCTAAAAATGGTTATAACTATTTAAAAGAAAAGTATCCTACGTTAGACATAAGAATTTTTAAAAATCCTGAAAATTTAGGTGTTGCACTCACTAAAGATGTTTGTCTTTCAAAAGCCAATTATAAATGGGTAACTATAGTTGATTCTGATGACTTAGTTACACCAAACTTTTTAGAAGAATTTTCTGATGAAGATTTTTGCAATCATCTTGAAAATGTTGGGTTAGTTCAATATTCTGCAATGTGTATTGGATGGAGACAAGAAAATTGTCTCCAAAATTTTACAAAAGAACCTAAAAAATTAGACTTACCTAATATTTTTAAAATTGCTGATACATTTTCATCTTTAATTGAAAATCCTTTATTATCTTGTATTCCTGTACACCCTTTGATAATAGAACAAGGGTTTGATAATACATATGAAAAAAATTGGGATAGTTACAATTTTAAAATGGTTCAACCTGAATGTGAATACTTTGAACATGGTAAAATATATAGAACTGAATCAATTAGACAAAGAGGAATTGTGCATGAAATAGGTTTGCCTTTTGGAGAGGACTATAAGTTTAATATGTTATATAATGAATATATGCTTAAAAATCAAGAAAATACATTAACTATGTGTAAAATTGGTTACATATATTGTAGAAATGTAGATTCTATAATGGCTAAGTATGAATATAAAAAAGGAGGAGATGACAATGGATAGAAACTCGGTTTCAATTATTATTCCTGCTTATAATGCAGAAAACACTATAGATATCCCTTTACGTTCTATCAAGAATATGAAATTCAAAAATGTAGAAGTAATCATAGTCGATGATGGTTCTAAAAATGGATATCATTATCTCAAGAGAAAATATCCTTCTCTTGATATTAGAATCTTTGAGAATGACCACAATCGTGGTGTATCGTATACTAAGGACTTTGGTGTATCTAAAGCTAAATGCCCTTGGGTTACATTCTTGGATTCTGATGATGCTGTAAGTAGAAATTTCTTAGAGGAATTTAATACTAGAGATTACTGCTTAAATGGATTTCCAGAAAAATTGCTAATTGAATATGCTCATATTGACATTCGTCAGTTCATAGACGTTCATCAGTTAGTAAAAAGAAAACCTAGCAAATTATTTTTAAAGAGTGACATGGACATCTTAGTTGAAAAATTTAATCAAAACATATCATCATTCTTTACTAGTAATGGCACACCTGACAGCCAATATCCTATTATGGAATGGAGAAATGGTCAGATTTATGCTTTGTCACATGACCCTACTAGATTGTGGGTAGAACATGGCAAAGTATATAGAAAAGCTCTTATTGATAGATTCAATATCACTCATCCAGAGGGTGTTACATTTGGTGATGATACTTATTTCAATAAGTTATTTTTCTATCATTGCAAACCTAAAGAAATTTATCAGGTTCATAGAAATGGTTACATTTATATGTATACCAAAGGTTCTTTGACTAATTTAGTAGATAGTGATGCTTCTAGTCAGAATTACTTTGAAAAGTCATTTATACCAGAGAATCTTAAGATGGCTTGTATGTTGAACAAAGCTCTTAGAAATGAGCTTAATCTACATCCTGACTATAATAAGAAAGCTTCAGATGTAGATATTATCACATTTGCATTGAATATCTATCTATTTGGAAATAATGTTAAGAATATTGATTCCATTAAAGAATATGCTTTCCCATTCTTCTTAGAAGAATTACATATTATAGATAAGAGAGATTTAAGTGAAGTTCTTAGTAAGAATCTAAATATGGATGACTACAAAGATAAAGAAAAAGAGATTGATAATTTCTGTGAATATTATCACTTATGGCTTGATAGCCTTCGGTAAAAAGGTATTGAATTGAATGGGTTGAAGGTGTAGAAATCTTCAACCTGTTTTTATTCATATATTATTAAACCGAAAGGAGGAATTAAACATGAAATATTTCCTATTGACACTTGTTAACATGGACTGTAAAAGCCTATGGGTAGAGGAAAATAACATTCCTTTCCGTAAGAAATATACACGTCCACAACACTCAGTTGTTTATGAGGACTGTTTTTTCAATGTAGATAACATTGATATTTTAAGTAGTAAGCCTGAATCCCTTACTATCGTAGGTGAAGACCACATCAATGACAAATTACATATCTCAGATGTGTATAATGTGTATTCAGATGGTGGCTCATTTAATAACGGTGGTAGAGACAAGGACTTACCAGTCTTCGGTAGTACAGCTACTATTGTAACTCGCAATGGTAAAGAAATTTGGAAACATAAGAAGGCAAAGGAAGATGTTACTAATAACTATTGTGAGTTAAAAGCTGGAATCTTAGGTGTGAAATATATACTTGAGAAATGTAATCCAGCTTTGGGTTCTGTTATTATTATGAACTCAGATTCTCAGTATTTAATGAAGGGAATCAATGAATGGTTAGCTAATTGGGTAAAAAGGGGTTGGAAAAACAATGAAGGAAATCCTGTATCCAATGCTAAACTATGGAAAATGGTTGAGAAGTACATCAATGATAAATCGTTTAGTCTTCTTACATGTTGGGTGAGAGGTCATCAGGAAGTTGGTGATTCTAAAGTAGTAGAATACAATAACGAATGTGACTACATGTGTAATGAAGCTCTGAATGATATTCTATTAGAGAATGGACTTCCAACTAGAAAACTTAAAAGGTAGGTGACACTAAATGGGGAAAAACCAGATTAATCTGGAACACAAATTTGAAACATTACGGAGTGCCACAATTAGATATCCACTATCTAGATTCAATATAAGAGATTTAGAAGGGATACCACTTCGTAATAAGTGCAGAATTGAGGTAACTGGTAAGAATAAGAATTCTGCTAAAGAAAAGGACATCAAGTTTGAAGCCTTGTTAACTGACAAGACACAAAAGAAGATTCAAAGTTACAAGAAGTTTAGACCATCTGTTACAACAGATTACAATGAGAAGCTTAATAAGTACATAATGATTTACTCTGATGGTGGCGTATTTAATCATGGGTATTCATTATCAGACCAGTGTGATAAGACATTTGGTGCAGTAAGTTGTGTTATCATCAATGAAAAAGGTGAGAAACTATATGCAGGTGCAAAACTGGTTGATGGTGAATTTACATCCAATGAGTTAGAGGTATATGCGTGCTTACTTGGCTTAAGATGGTTGTTTAAGAATAATATTGGTTTATTTACTGAGGACAATAAAACTCCTATTATAGTAAACACAGATAGTGAGTTCTTGTTCTCATGTATTACAGATAGGTCAATATTAGACAAGAATGTCAAACGATGTATCAGGAGAACTGAGAATAATAACGTTTGGAATGAGAACTTGAAAATATTGTTGACTGAATTAAGCTATATGTTAACTACTCCTTCTAAGGGTATTTATGGTAGTTGGGTTAGGTCACATAGTAGAGGTAATGACAATATCCATGATTATAATATCTTGTGTGATGTGGTTTGTAATATGCTTATCAATAAACACTTAGATGACATTAACATGGATGACACTAAGAAACGTCGTATATCTGATGACTTTAAGAGATATATGGACATGATTGAGGAGGAAGAATAGTATGGATGATAATAAGAAAGCACAGATAAACAAGGAATTTGAAACACTTGAAAACCAACTTAAGGATATAAATTCCAAGTTAAGTAAGCTTAATACTGACTTAGATACATATCAATCAAACGTTAACACTAGCAAGAAAGATTTTGATACTATATCTTCAATATTAACAAATAGCAAGAACGTATCAGATTTTGATTATGAATCTTTAAGCCAAATTAAAAGTTTACTTGATGATTTAATACTTCATGGTAAAAAATATGACCATAATAATCATGTAGAATCTATTGAAGACATAGTAACTAGTTATCCAATGGTACGTTCTTTAAATGTATCAAACGGACCAAGTGCTGAAACATTTCAAAGATATACAAGAATAATAACTTTACATGATGATAAGGTTAATAAATTAAAAGAACTTATTAAAGTAATAGTTAAGAGTGCTGGCATATCTATTGATGATTTAATTTAGGAGGAATAATAACATGAATAAGAAAATGTATTACAGAGACATCGAGGGTAACTTCCCAGAGTTTGATGAAGAAGATATTGTAGAGGTTCTTTACCCAGTTAAGAGTAAGACTTACAATCCAGATGATGAAGAAATGTATCGTGTAAAACTTGCAAACGGTCATGAGATTGATGCTCTTGCCGAGGAAATGGTTGTATATGAAGCATAGGAGGTTATTATGGCAAAACAGGATATGATAGAACTTGAAGGTATCGTTACTGACAATCTTAGGGGAGATATGTTCAAGGTAGAGGTTACATTAAATAATGGAAAAACACATGAAGTATTGTGCACTATCTGTGGTAAGATTCGTAAGAATCATATCAAGATAATTCCTGGTGACAAGGTGGATGTTGAATTAAGTCCTTATGATTTAACAAAAGGACGTATTTCATACAGATATAAATAATAACAAGGAGGAACTTACTATGGGTTTTGAAGATTTTATGAATTTACCAGAGGAAAGCAATAAAGAGTTTGTTAAGGTTAACGAATTCTTTGATTTGAAGGATGACAATGCTATCAATTTGTGTATTATCACTGGACCAAGTGGAAGTGGTAAATCAACATTTGAGAAATGCTTAACAACTGCTTTTGCTAACCACGAGCTGTTCTTCAAGCTTCCTCAAGTAACAACAAGAGATATCAGAGAAAATGAAACTGGTGATGAATACTATTTCATCAGCAAAGAAACCTACAACAATTTAGATGGAATTCTAATTGGTAGAGTTACTGCTGATAAAGATAGTTTTATGAACTATTATGGTACTTTGCCTTTATATCGAAAAGGTAAGATAAACACACTAATATTAGCTCCAGAAGGTATCAATGATACTTTGGTTTTGTTAGAGCAGTATAAAAATTTGAAAGTGTTAATTATTAATCTTGATATTGAGTGGAATGAAGTTGACCCATCAGGTTTCAGAGAGGGAAGGAATGAGGAATTCTTTCAACGTGAAAGAGAAGGAATCGAATACGTTATTAGGTCGTGTAAACGGAGATATCCTAATCTTGTTAAGATTATAACTCATAAACATTCTGATTGGGGAAGATTTCCACTTGCAACTGACATTTTTGATTTTACAGAGTAAGGAGAATTTGAATGAGTAATCTTTATAAGAAACACAATTACCTTAATAAAGACATACTCACTCTTAGAACTACCATCAGAGAGTATGATATGTCTGAAGCAGGATTTTCACTTATTAAAGAATACTCATTACTTCCAGATGATTTGATTGAACATTTGGAGAGTGATTTCAGTAAGTCAGAAAGGACAAAGGAAATCGGAAAGCTAATGATAAACGATAAAGATTTGTCCGCTGACTTAATGAAGTCATTTGTTAAGGCAAGAAAAGGTTTCTTCTTAGCAAATGAAATTCAAGATGAAGATGTATTAGCAATTAAGAAAGACGCTATATTCATCATTGAAAAAAGATGTGAGTATCTAGAGTTTGGAGACTATATAGTATTCAAACCAAAGAATAGGTATTCTTCATATTTGAATCTTGCAAACAAAGAGTTCTATTATTCCATATGGAAAGATGAACTTCACACAAAAGGATTTGGAGATATACAAAGTCCAATGTTTGATGATATCAAGCATATTATGAAAATGAATGAAACGGTTAAGGACAGAAATAAGTTCTATAAAATCGTTCAGGAATATCGGAGAGATTATCTGAGTAGAGAGTTAGAAGTAGAAACTTATAGGGAACTGAATCATCAGAACCAGTTTAAATTAACTTGTGAAGCAGATACATTTGCAATCTACGCAGATTTCTTTGATGAAGAAAACGATTATATGCTAGACATCACTTATAATTACTTGACGTATATCATTCCATTAATCAATATTTTAATTTAGGAGGAAAGAAAAATGGGCAATGTTTCAAAAGTAGATTTCATCAATGGAGGAAAGAAAGTTGATGAAGAAGTAGAGGAAAAGAAGACTTATGTGGATAAGGAAACCACAGAAAACAAGGAGTTAATTGATACTCCACTGGAGGAAATCAGTGATGATGAACTCAAGAAGCTTGTATCTAACTTAAGCTTGTCTGATAGAGAGGGTAGAAACCTTATCTTCTTTAATAGAGATGAAGCTAAGATTTATGGTATGCAGTTGATGAAGAACATTCCTGATATCCGTTTTGTACGTATCATTGAGTGTTATTCAATGAGATTCGGTGCAGAGAGTTTCTTCCAGATTGAGCCAATGTCTACTGAATACTTTGCAAATAATGCAAAAGTAGATGGATTTCAAAATGACGACTTCGTTGTTTGTCCAGAGGGTATTTTAGCAGCTATTGTAGAATTGGCTAAGCGTGAGAACGCTAAGAAGAAAGAAGAAAATAAAGAGAAATAATATTTAGAGGATAATGACTTTTTAGTCATTATCCTCGTTTTCTTCATCTTCTTCTAACATATCTCTAAGAGATTTAATTTTTTTATCATCATCTTCGTCTTCTTCAAGTTCATCGTCATTAACGATTCTGTCATATAAAGCTAATATATCATTTTCACTATAAGGTTTGTTTGCTTTACTCATTTCTACCAAACCATTGTATATAGTAATATAGTCACTGTCTGGTTGATATTCTTCAATAAATTTATCATATCTTCCATATACCATATTCAAGTTAATGAATATCTCACCTGCATGAACTAATTGATGTACTGTTTTACATAAAGGAACTAAACCAACTTTATGCTCTCCATGTAATTGCATTACTTTCTTAGCTACTAAAAAAGTAGATACAGGTTCTTTATTCATTAACATATTCTCAGTTACAATAGCTACTATATCATATAAGGTAAATGGATAATGATGAAACTCTAAAGTCAATTTAGAAGTCTTTTCTTCATTAGAAACTACATTACCTAAGATAGCACATGAGTTTAAACCTTTATCATGTAATATACCTAAGTAATGTGAATACTCATCAGAACGTCTAACTTCTTTTTCTACACCTTTGACAAATCGTTTGAAATCCTTTTCATCAAAGATAGATTCTGTATAATAAGGCAATTTAAAATAAGATTGGTCTGATGATATACCTACATTGCCATTCTTCTTAGCAAATGAACTTACGTGCATAATATTACTTCCATTAGGTATCATAATAAAATCCTCCTTTATAAAGTAGTTTTTCGGAACATAGAAAAAAAAAGAAACCTTGTTATTAGGTACAGAAAAACTAATGTTTATTCTGTTTGTGTAGCTTACGCTACTGCTTCTGAAGCCTTCTTATAGGCAAACTTAAGTTGCCTATAAGTGAGAGGAAGCACATCAGTTAAGTCTACATAAGACAACATTAACTCACTAATGATGTCTGCTGTACACTTAGCCAGATGGCTATCTTTCTTAGCCATCTGGAAGGTGGTTACAAAACGATGTACTTCTTCTGATAACTGTACATCATTTGCATAACCACTATGCTTCCTATCTTGACTATGGTAAGAAAATCTACCATAATCCAGAAGGTCATTTGTCTGCCATAATACTTCATTTAAATGGCAAACAAATTTCTGGAACTCTTCAACTACTTCAGAAAACTCAAATTTAAAAATGTCATTCATAATACTACCTTTTACACTGCTGGACAAGCAGTGTCCTTTCCGCTTTCGCTTTATATTTTTTATACTACAACATGAACCATACTATGTATAATTCAAAGCGATAATATATAAAAAAAAAAGGTAATTTTACGATTTTTAAAAACAGGAGAATACACATAATAGTGTATTCTCCTTTATATTACAGATTGAACTGATGGATACCAAGAATTTGGTCTCTATCAAGTGAAAGTTTATTATTAAACTTACCATCATTGTTACTTATGAACATAACGTCTGGTGAAAAGATATGATAGAAGATTCTCTTTAACTCGTTATCCATAATTGCAAAGATGTTACATACATCACCATCATAGTCACCTGCAATCAAGCGTAGTAGTGAGTTATGAATACTCATACTTAAATCGCTATAATCTTTCTTAACTCTCTTAATGGTCAAGTATAGCATACTTCCTCTGGCAATCGTAGGATTTCGATTGAGAATCATTCCACATCCATACTTTGTCTTATTTACTAATTCCATACAGATAGTGTATATCTCAGGATTGAATACTGCTTGTGCATCCAAGACATACTTCTGTGCTTCAATCAAGCTAATCTTTTTCAATTTGCTCAAGATGTTAACAATCTGGAAGGAATATAATTCTACAAATGTAAGATATGGTAATGCTACATCTGTAATTCCTCCACCAGATTTAAGTGGTGTTATTACGTTTCTTGCTGAGAAGTTAACACGATTTCCTAACAGATTCCCCCTAATAAAACCTGTCTTACTTGATAAGTTCTCAAGTACCTTCAAGAATACTGTATTGAACTTCATCTGAATTGTATATAAGTTAGGAAGTGTTACTAACTCAAAATCTTTGTTCTCTTTATTAATCATATTTGATAATTTGATAATAAAGTTGTAACTGTTGTTAATCTCGTCAAACTTGAATACTGGTTTGTCGGATTTGTAAGAGACTGTTGCTGGTCGCAGTGATGGGTCATATACTGGAATCTTAGAGATAAATATCTCATCTTTATGTCGGTATAAGAGATTAAGGATTTCTAACTTGTCTTTATAGTCCGACTTTTGATAAAGGTACTTAATGATACATTCTCCTTCAAATAGATTCTCTTTAAAGTACACCATACCCACATTACTGTACATTTCATCTTCGTCTACAATATTTCCATCCCTATCAATCTTCTTATCATAACTGATAATCTTATTCAGTTTAGCTGGACCTTTAGCCAACTTTGCAAGAAGATAATAGAAGATTGGATTGATGATGTAATACTTTCTCAAATCAATCCAGACGAAGTTCTTTAGTGAAGATTGTGTTTGTTTTACATCACTGTCACACTCTTCACAATGAAATCCCTTAAGAAATTTTCCTTTGTACTTGCCACAATCACATTGCCAAGTAACACCTTCAGAACTACCCTTTTTACCAAAGAATAACTCTGAAAATAATCCGTCAGGAGAAAATTTCTTATCCTTAGTTAAAGGATTAGGATTTGTTACTACCCTAGTGGGGTCGAAACGTTCTTCCATGTTGATAATTTGTGTTATCATATTAAACCTCCTGTAATAATATTTTTTCCTTAATCTATTGTATAATATATATTTAAAGGAAAAATGAGGGAATAGCATATCAGCTATTCCCTCTATGATTATTTGAATAATTTTTCGAAGAGTCTTTTGAAGAAACCTTTCTTATGTACTTTAGTGATTTCATAGCAGCATTGACAATCTTCTGGGTTTCCATTAGTATCGTCGCCTGACGTTTCTTCTTCAGAACATTCTTGTTCATCTGTTTCTTCTTCACATTCATCGTCATCATCTTCTCCTACAACTGAAACATCTGTAGTTTCATTGTAATCAACATCTTCTTCCTCATTTACTTTCTCATCTTCATGTTCTCCATAAAGAAGAGCTTCGATAGCATCCTTATTAGTTTCATCAACATGGAAATAAGTTTCTATCTCATCATATACACACTTAACCAATCTGTAAGCATAAGATGGTCCAAGACCTTTAATACAAAAGAGATTAAATGATTCAATGAAGATAATAAGTTGTTCAATAGTAAGAATATTGTTTTTCTGAATAATAGATACAATATTCTTAGGAAGCGAAGCTTCAATACCAGGAAGAGTTCCATCATCAATCAAGCGAACTTTTCTTGCAAATTCTAACTTGTTAACAA